TCAGATTTTACCTATTTTTATTTGTATGATAGTTTATGCCGCCTGTTTAGCTTGCTGTTGAATTGCCGCAATCAAAGCAATAGGATCATACCCACGTTTTAGCAAGTTGGTGGCAGCTTTGATATAGTCCAACTCGGTATCGGACTTTTCACCGGCAAAAGCCTTGGCCCAATTTGCTCCACGCATGGATGTTTCATCGCCCACCAATTTTGCAAGGGTATCAACCGCCGCATTGCTTAGGGTAGCATCTTTAATTTTAATTGCGATACCGCCTGTTTTTGTTTTTGTGACTTTTGAGCCGTCAAAGATTGCCGCAAACGTCACCCTGATTGCCCTTTCAGCCTGAGCATCACTCTTAGCTTTACAGGCGTTTAACAGTTTGACAATCACTGTAGTATCACGTTCAGCAATTACATGGTCAATTGCATCTTTGAACGCAACTCCCATTGCTTTGCCATTGCCAAGTGAACGATTAAAATTTGTGATAATAGTTTTCATTTTCCCATGTCCTTTTCTGTTGGGGTTATTGTTTCGGTTGAAACATCGATAGGCCAAAGCAATTGCAATGGCCTACTGGATTTTCCAACCTTGTGGCGTTTATCCCTATCACTCAATCCGTATCAATAGGATTGAATGGATATGCCACTTGATATGAACCTCAATTCATACCGCATTGCATATCAGGACTATTACCTTTTACATTTCGGGCTTTGCATTTGCCACCCGTGACCCTTTCCCCCATGGCCCTAAAACTATTATTGGCAATCTCTAAACTTCTTTCGATTTTTCTGGACTACTTCTATTTGAAGTCACGCAGATTGTAAGAGCTATTGCCTAAGTCTTTGGGCAGGTGTCGGTCAAATCAGATTGTCAGTCTGATTGTCAGTTTACCGATATGGATTGAACTACCCTCATATTCCCACTGACTAAGGAATATAAACTTGGTTTTGTGATTGGCCGCAATTCCTAGTGGAATATTGACCGAAAACCTTGGTAGCTCAAAAATGTCAAATAACAGGCTATTAACTAGCTCTTAAGGGACTTAAACGGGATAAAGTAGCAGCTATATATTCTGTTTGCGACTATTCATGTCTCTTTTGCGACAATTAGCATATTTTTTTAGTTTTTATTGCATTTTTATTTATTTGTTAATTAAATCAAGTATTTATACCCTTAAATAAATAAACAGAATAAAAACAGTAAGTTGCAGGGAATGGACTTTTTATAGGGTGACATAGCCTAAAACCTCTTTCGGGCTTGTACAGGGCTTATATTGAGTGTCAGGCCTATTTCACGTTTTGTTCTCGTTATGAGGCAATGCGGCAGGGTATATATTAACTGAACGCCTGTTTAATTAACGTGGGGGTATACATTTACATATTCGAATGTATGAATGTATCACTGTTGGTGGTTACTGTTGGTACTTGCCCGAGTTAATTGAACGCACGTTCAGTTAATTGTTACAGTATAACACATTCGCATATTCATATGTAATCATATATTGTATAATACATCCATATATAAGAATACGTTGATATACGAACACATTCAAATTCTTGAATATGTCTGATAGTATTCACGATCTTGAATATGTTACGGGGGGTATGGGCCAGGGGGGTGTGCGTAGATAGTATATATGCCCAATGACAGAGATGGGATTTTTTAGTTTCGGTCAAAATGTCGCACCTAAATGTGATCACATCGTGTTATCCATTATATTTTGTGATCACAAATAAAATATCAATAAAAATAAAAATATTTTTGTCTACCCCTTGACGCCGGGGCATAGAGTATTATATAATACTTAATGTAATTATACTTTAAGTAACTCTATGTTACTTAAAGTACCCTAAAGTAACTTTAAGTTTCTATTATCTCTTATATATTAATAGTTATTAAGTACTTTAAGTAACTTTAAGTAGTACTTTATAGACGTACAAAGTTTTTTCTGTCGTCCAATTTAAAGTATTGACTTTACCCCTCCCCCAAGGTATAACTATATGAGAAAAAGACACATGTACGCCTCGGATAATGTCGTCGAAGAGTTCTATAGAGCTTTAGCCGACAAGAACGAAGGCAAAGTACGTAGAGTACACATACCAAGATCCGATGTATTTTACGTAAGAGAAGCTATATTTCAAGACACTGGTACTAAATACTCTCTAGACAGAGTAGAAAGAGCAATGTTCCTAGAAGGAATGCTCAATGCTAGAGACGTTTTTGACCCAGAACGAAAAAGAGATTGGGAAGATTGATGGCTAAAACAGTATTAGACGACTGGAAGGTACTTCCAAGGCTAATGATGCTGGCAGTGACTGTCCTGACTTATCAGGCGGTACATTGGTTCATGTCGTTACCTGACCCTAGTGTAGCTCAATCAGGTCTTGTATCGGTCTGTATGGGTGCTTTAACTGGTTGCTTTGGTATTTGGATGGGTAAAGAGTCTAAAACAACTGTAACTCCCACAAGAGTCGTTCACGAAGAGAAGTATAGCAAATGATTGGTCAGATTATAGGTGCTGTAGGTGGACTAGCTACCAGTTATCTTGATGGTAAGGTAGCAGTACAGAAAGCCAACGCAGAAATCAAAGTAAAACAAGCTACAGGTGAGATTGACTGGGACATTGCTGCAATGAACAGCACCCAGAACTCCTGGAAAGACGAGTGGATCACTCTACTTTTCTCTATTCCCCTTATTTTAGCCTTCTGTGGAGACTGGGGTAACGAAATTGTACAAGCTGGCTTTACATCTTTAGAAGCTATGCCCACTTGGTATCAATATTCACTAGGTGGTATTGTTAGTGCCAGCATTGGTATGAGATCAGTATCTAAATTCTTTACAGGGAAGAAATAATGTCCTTTAAATTATCAAATCGCAGTCTTGCTAAGATGGAAGGCGTAGATGAAAGCCTAGTTGCTGTAGTCAAACGTGCTATCGAGCTTACCAAAGTAGACTTTGGGGTAATCTATGGTTTGAGAACAGTAGAAGAGCAAGAGAAGCTTGTAGCTGCTGGTAAATCCCAAACTATGAAGTCCAAACACCTAGAAGGTAGAGCCGTAGACCTTATGGCCTATGTGGATGGTAAAGGTGTCTGGGAACTGAATGTCTACGATGACCTTTGTGACGCAATGAAAGAGGCAGCTAAAGAACTTGGTGTAGCAATCAAGTGGGGTGCAGCCTGGTCTGAAGGAGATATTCGGACTTATCCTGGTACAGCTGAAGATGCAATGATGGCCTACGTAGACTTACGTAGAAGCCAAGGGCGTAGACCCTTCATTGATGGCCCTCACTTTGAATTAATGTAAGCCATGTATGAGATGTTAGAAATACTTATGCAATGGCTGGTTGCCCCTGTAATCGTAGTTATTTGGATGCTTTACAACAAAGTAAACGATAACGAAAAAGATATTGCAGTTATTAAAGCTCAACACGCATCAAGTTCTCTTCATCACGACAGAGAAATGAAAGAGATGAGAGATACCATCAAGGCTATCTTCAACAAATTAGATAATATAGAGCAGTCTCTAAGGAATCGGTAATGGAAAACTTAAAGTTACCTGTAGCCCTCGTGATTGCTATGGCTGCACAGCTTGCGGCAGGCGTGTGGTGGGTATCCCAACAAGCAGCTACTATTTCTAACCTAGAGGAGACAGTAAGTCAGCTAGGTTCACGTATGGCTATCGAGGACAACGTAAACCTTAAACGTGATGTCGCAGGTAATAGTGTAGAAATACAGTACGTATGGAATGATGTAGAAGAGTTATGGGAAGAGTTAGATGCTTTAACTCGTACCATCTCAGGTATTACTGCACTACAACAACGTGTAGCTCTCATAGAGAATGACTTTAAGTATATAAACCGTGACCACAACTCTATTATAGGTCCAATGGAGAAATAGATTTGTTGTGCGTGTTGGCCTTTGTTTCATTCGGTCACGCATGGACTGTAAGTGGTAATAGATTGTTTCAGTATTGTTACTACGACTGTGGGTTACCTAAGAATGGTTTATTTTACGATAGGGTATACAGAGTAGGCTATAATTATTCTTGCCCTATTGAAATTAAATTCAAATAGAGGTATACTTAACATAATTGGGCGTAAAAGTAATTTATAATTACTACCAATTTAAATAAGGAGTAGGGGTAAATAGTGAACGTCCCACGTTCCCCCTAGAATTACATGAGAAATTACAAAAAAGAATACGGTAATTACCAAGGCACTGCCCAGCAGAAGAAGAATCGTGCTTCTAGGAATGCTGCACGTAATGCTCTTAAAAAGGTTGGAGTGGTTAAGAAGGGTGACGGTAAGGATGTAAATCACCGTAACGGTAACCCCAGGGATAACTCACCTAAGAACCTATCTGTAACAACTAAACGTGCAAACAGATCTTTTCCTAGAAATAGTAAAGCAGGTAAAAAATAATGGCTATCCCTGAAAGAGTTAAAACTAAGATGAAGGACGCAGGACTTAAAGGCGTCAACAAACCACAACGTCTTAATGACGACAGTGGTAAGTCTCATCATGTTATGGCTTCTGAGGGTGGTAAGTACAAGTATATCAAGTTTGGTGAAAAAGGTGCATCAACTGCAGGTAAACCTAAAGCTGGTGAATCTGACAAGATGAAAAAGAAACGTGCAAGTTTCAAGGCTAGACACGGTAAGAATATTAAAAAGGGTAAAATGTCTGCTGCTTATTGGGCAGACAAGGTAAAGTGGTGATGTGGATAGCTGTCGTCTTAGCTTGCAGCACTCAGATGGCCACATCTTGTCAGGTATTTGCCAATACAAAAGAGATGTTTTATGAACAATTTGCCTGTAACGATGACGCAACTAAGATGGCTGAGTACTTAGTAGCTCAGGGTGTAGTTGCAGTGCCTCTTTGCTTTGAAGTGGGAAAATCAACATAATGAAAAAGAAGTCTACAGTAAATGCAGCTGGTAACTATACCAAACCAACTATGCGTAAGAACCTTGTCGCCAAAGTTAAGGCGGGTGGAAAAGGTGGCAAACCTGGACAATGGTCTGCGAGAAAAGCCCAAATGGTTGCAAAGCAATACAAAGCAAAAGGCGGTGGATATAAGTAATGGCAAAAGCTAAGAAACTTACAGTAGCTGAAAAGTACCGTCAATTAAAAGCCCAAACTGAATCAGCCGGTATGAAGGTAGAGGAAGTTGACGGTAAAATTGTAGTAAGACGTAAGGCTAAGAAAAAATGAAGAAACCACAGAAGTCTCTAAAAGACTGGGGCAAACAAAAGTGGAGAACTTCAGACGGATCTCCCTCAAAGGGTAAAAAAAGATACCTGCCAGACTCGGCATGGAAATCTTTGTCGCCTGGAGAAAAGGCAGCTACCAACAAAGCTAAGGCAACAGGTAATGCTAAAGGTAAACAATTTGTAAAACAGCCCAAGAAGATTGCAGCTAAAACCAGGAAGTTTAGATGATGAAAAAGACTCAATGTCCAAAGTGTAAAGGTAAAGGATGCTCCCATTGTGGTGGCAAAGGTTATCATACTGGTATGAACAAAGGTGGTGTTATGAATGAAGGTATGAAGGCTCTAAAGAAAAAAGCCCCAGCAGTAGCTAAGAAGATGGGCTACAAACACGGTGGTACAACTGCTAAAAAAGGTATGTCTTACGGAGGTATGGCTAAAAAGAAAATTGGCATGAAAGATGGTGGTATGGCTAACTGTGGTGCTTCCATGAAACCTAATAGGATGTCCAGGTCATGAGACTGGAGAACGATAAAGTAGTAGATCATATTGGTACTGTCCTTGCCGAAAAAATACGGGGTGAGTGGCACACTAAAGATGATGCAGTCATGCAGTTTATTTTAACTTTGGAAGGCGGTGATCCTATTCTAGAGGAAGAGGACGAACTGGAGATGGTTCGTGCTCGTAACGATAAAGGTCATTACATTGCGGATGATCCTGACACGGAAGTAAACGAAGCTTGGATAGTAAAAACAGTAAAGAAGGCTGCTAAAAAGAAATGAGTGTACTCAATCAGGGCAAACCAGCACGTATGCGTTCTGTGTATGGTCACAACAGTGGCACTGCTACAGAGGTTGTATATACATGTCCTGCTAACTGTGTAGCTGAGGTTACGTTTATCCATGTAGTCAACGGTGGTGGAAGTACAAACTCTGTAGATGTAGAGTGGTATGTAGCAGCTGATAACTACACGTCTCACTTTCTTTCAGGTAAGAGTTTAAATGCAGGTGATTACGTTACCTTTTCCGACATCGACCTAGTACTGCAGCCGGGTGACAAGATACAAAACGTACCTACTTCTGCTGGTCATATTGACACTATCCTTACTGTAACAGAGACCTTTGTTCCAGTAGGGTAACGGGGTTGCACTATTGTCAATAGTGTGGTATAACTAAGTATGGTATAACTCCTGTGTATACAAACGTGTATACATGATGTTCATGAAACAGGAGTTATAAACATGAAATGGTTAATCAATTGGTTTGAAGCAGTAGCTGTAGCACAACAACGCCGTGCAGACTATTGGCTTTTAAAGAATATGTCCGATAAAGAATTGAAGGACATTGGAATATCCCGTGGAGAGATTGCTCAAAAAGTCTTTTTAGGTTAAAATCTATATTATAAATAGGTAGATGAGACTTTGGGAGGAGGCTCGTGGATCCAATTACCATAATGGCTGGAGCATCAGCTGCGTTTAATGCCATAAAAAAGGGTATTGAGGTAGGCAGAGGCTTGCAAGATATGTCTGGCCAATTGTCTCAGTGGGCAGGAGCCATGTCTGACTTAGGTCGGGCAGAAACAAAAGCTAAAAACCCCCCTTGGTGGAAATCACTAAGTGGGGGTGTAGAACAAGAAGCTATGCAAATTTTTGCTGCTAAGAAAAAAGCAGAAGAAATGCGTAAGGAGCTTAAGCAATACATATCATTTAGTATGGGTCCATCAGCTTGGGAAGAACTTCTCCGAATTGAATCCCAGGTACGTAAGAGAAAACAAGAGCAGGAGTACCGCAAAGAAGAAATAAAAGAAGCTATTATTAACTGGTCTGTTGGCATATTAGCTGCCCTTGTAGGATTAGTTATATTAACTGTAGGTTTTTATTTTCTCGGTACACAACAAGGAAAGTGGTGACACTATGGCTAGAAATCTAACGGAGAAGCAGCAAAAATTTCTCGACGTATTGTTTGAGGAAGCTGGCGGAAATCTAGTTAAAGCTAAAAAGCTTGCTGGGTACGCAGATGCTGTAACTTCTCGTCAAGTAGCAGAGCCACTGGCAGATGAGATTGCGGATCTGACCAAGAAGTTTATTGCCTCTTCTTCAACCAAAGCTGCATACTCAATGTTTGAAATTATGAACAACCCGACAGATCTGGGAAATAAAGAAAAGATGGCAGCTGCAAAAGATGTCCTAGATCGTAGTGGTTTTGTGAAGACAGAGAAGGTAGAAGTCTCTGCAGCAAGCCCACTATTTATCCTGCCTCAAAAAGATAATGAAGATAACTAAAACTTGGACACTACCTAAACCTGAAAAAATTGGTGAGGAATATGTCTGGAAAGCCGCAGTCAGAGTTGGAAGACATGTTCCATTTGGCTATAGACAACATCCAGATGATCGTGATATACTCTTACCAATTCCAGAAGAATTAGAATTATTTGAAAAAGCTAAGGAGTTCTTGAAACGTTACAGTTATAGAGAAGTCTCTGCTTGGCTCAGTACTCAATCTGGAAGATATATTTCCCACGTAGGATTATACAAGAGAGTTAAAATTGAGCAAAAACGTAAGACAGAAGCTTCAACTCAACGTTACCTCGCCCAAAGGTACAAAGAAGCCCTTGAAAAAGCCGAGAGGTTTGAAGGTAGACAGCTCGGTCAAAAAGACTACCTCGATACCAGCCCAACCGAAACCTGAAGAAATAGATTTTGAACAAGCTGCGCAAGAAGTTATCTTTGAGCCAAACCCTGGACCACAAACATCTTTCCTGGCAGCTACGGAGCAGGAAGTACTTTACGGAGGAGCAGCAGGTGGCGGTAAGTCGTATGCAATGGTTGCAGACCCAGTTAGGTACTTGGGTAACCCTAATGCACGAATGCTACTTGTTCGTCGTAGTACAGAAGAGCTTAGAGAACTTATATCGGTAAGTAAACAACTCTATCCAAAAGCTATCCCTGGGATCAAGTTTATGGAAAGAGATAAGACTTGGGTAGCTCCATCAGGTGCTACATTGTGGATGTCATATCTTGATAGAGATGATGACGTTATGCGATACCAAGGTCAAGCTTTTAACTGGATTGGCTTTGACGAACTTACACAATGGCCTAGCCCTTATGCATGGAACTACATGAGATCCCGTCTCCGTAGCACTAGGGCATCTGGATTGCCACTGTATATGAGAGCAACAAGCAACCCAGGTGGCCCTGGGCATCAGTGGGTAAAAAGAACGTTTATCGACCCTCAAACTCCGAATAAAGCGTTCCCTGCCACTGACGAAAACGGAAACGTGGTTACGTGGCCAAAAGGTCATAGTCGGGAGGGTGAGTCTCTATTCAAAAGAAAATTTATACCGGCCACCCTCTTCGACAACCCTTATCTTTCAGACGATGGTCTTTACGAAGCTAATCTTTTATCTCTGCCTGAACATCAAAGAAGACAACTTCTTGAAGGTGACTGGGACATAAATGAAGGTGCAGCTTTTCCAGAGTTTAACAGACGGGACCACGTTATTGACCCGTATGACATACCAGGTAACTGGACACGGTTTAGAGCTTGTGACTATGGCTACGGGTCTCACACAGGAGTTCTTTGGTTCACGGTAGTTCCTGGATCAGAGCAACTGGTAGTCTACAGGGAGCTTTACGTATCTAAGGTCACAGCTACAGACTTAGCAGATATGATCTTGGATATCGAGAACGAGTCTAACGAGAAAATACGGTATGGAGTTCTTGACTCCTCTCTCTGGCATAATCGTGGTGATACTGGCCCCAGCCTAGCCGAGCAGATGATTATGAAGGGTTGTCGGTGGAGACCTTCAGATAGATCTAAAGGTTCTCGTGTAGCAGGTAAGAACGAATTACACAGACGTCTGCAGATAGATGAATTTACAGAAGAGCCTAGGTTAGTGTTCTTCAATACTTGTACAGACACAATCTCACAAATACCCAGTCTACCTTTGGATAAAAATAATCCTGAAGATGTAGACACACATGCAGAAGACCACTTGTATGATGCTCTTAGATATGGTGTAATGACAAGGCCAAGAAGTAATATATTTGACTTTGATCCTGCATCGCAACGAACAGGCTTTCAAGCATCAGATCCAACTTTCGGATATTAAGGATAAGACATGGAAGAAGAATTTGAATCAATGGAAATGGATATGGAAGAAGCTACTGCTATCGAAGACGTAGCAGAAGAAGACTATTCTGATCCGTTGACAGGTCAGATTATCCAGTTCGTTAAGGATAAGTACAGTAAGGCTGAAACAGCTCGTCAATTAGACGAAGAACGTTGGATTCAATCTTATCGTAACTATCGGGGTCTTTATGGCCCTGATGTACAGTTTACCTCTACAGAAAAATCCAGAGTCTTTGTTAAAATTACTAAAACAAAGGTTCTTGCTGCTTATGGGCAAATTGCAGAAGTACTATTCGGTGGTAATAAATTCCCTATTACCATTGATCCGACAGTTCTTCCTGACAATGTACCAGAGACAATTAGTTTTGAGACTAATCCACAGTTAAATCAAGCAAAAGAAGAATCTGGAGGCTTGAATGCAGGGGAAACTTTTCCCCAGTATATGCAACGTGTAGGTAGCCTACAGAAAGATCTTGAACCTGTAGCAGACAAGGTTGAAGATAAGCCAGGAAAAACACCTAGCTCAATCCAACTTCATCCGGCAGAAATTTCAGCTAAGAAGATGGAAAAGAAGATTCATGACCAACTAGAAGAATCTCATGCTAAAAAGCATTTACGTGCTGCTGCATTTGAATCGGCACTATTTGGTACTGGGATCATGAAAGGCCCATTTGCTGTCGATAAAGAGTATGCAAACTGGGATGAAGAGGGTAACTACACTCCAACTTTTAAAACAATTCCACAAACTACTTCTGTGTCTATCTGGAACTTCTATCCAGATCCAGATGCTTCTACTATGGAAGAAGCTGAGTATGTAGTAGAACGTCACAAAATGTCTCGTTCACAATTACGTGCTTTAAAGAATCGTCCATACTTCCGTGAGAATGCTATCGACAATGCCCTCCGTCTTGGTGAAGACTACCGCAAAGAGTGGTGGGAACACATTATGGAAGATAACTCAGAAGAGGACAGAGCTGAACGTTTTGAAGTTCTGGAGTTCTGGGGTTTTGTAGATAGAGATATTATTGAAGATCAAGGGGTAGACATCCCTAAAGAGTTAAAAGATGCAGATCAATTAAGTGTAAATATCTGGGTTGCAAACGGACAAGTTATCCGTTTGGTAATGAATCCATTTACTCCTGCTTATATACCTTACTTTGCTGCACCTTACGAAATGAATCCATACAGTATTTTTGGCGTAGGTATTGCTGAAAACATGGATGACACACAAACACTTATGAATGGCTTTATGCGTATGGCAGTAGACAATGCTGCCCTATCTGGTAATTTGCTTATCGAGGTAGACGAGACTAATCTCGTCCCAGGGCAAGACCTCTCCGTGTATCCAGGCAAAGTGTTTAGGAGACAAGGAGGGGCACCTGGTCAAGCTATCTTCGGCACCAAGTTCCCTAACGTATCTAATGAAAATATGCAGATGTTTGATAAGGCTAGGGTTCTGGCTGATGAAAGTACTGGGTTCCCTTCTTTTGCACATGGTCAAACTGGCGTTTCGGGTGTGGGCAGAACGGCATCTGGTATTTCTATGCTCATGTCTGCTGCCAATGGTTCTGTAAGAAACGTAGTCAAAAACATTGATGATTATCTCCTTGCCCCTTTAGGTAAAGCATTCTTCAACTTTAACATGCAGTTTGACTTTGACACTGAAATTAAAGGTGACCTAGAAGTTAAGGCTCGTGGTACAGAAAGCTTGATGGCTAACGAAGTACGTAGCCAACGTCTTATGCAGTTTATGCAGGTTGTTTCTAATCCAGCTCTTGCACCCTTTGCTAAAATGGATTATATTGTTCGTGAAATTGCTAAGTCTATGGATCTTGATCCTGATAAGGTTGGCAACAATATGGCACAAGCAGCAATCCAAGCTGAGATCTTGAAGAAGTTCCAACAAGAGAATCCACCGCCAGCACCACCTCCAGGAGCACCAGGTCCACAAGGACAAGCCCCACAGGGCCAAGGAGCAGCCCCTGGAGTGCAGGATACCGCAGGAGGCGGGGGTGGTAACATAGGAATAGGAACAGCCCCTCAGCCAGGAGAACAGGGCTTCTCAGGTAACACAGGACAAGGTCCAGTACAGTAATGCACAACCTAAAGCCTTTAGTAAATGATAAAGCTCTGTGGGAATCTTTTCTTGCAGAGCTTAACACCCGATTAGCTGAAGTCCATCGTCAGATGGAACAAGCAAACTCAGCAGAAGATCTGTACAGGCTACAAGGCCAAGCAGCTTGCCTTAATAAATTTAAGTATCTTAGGGAAAAAGTAAATGGCTGAGGTAGGTAAATCTACAAAGATTGACAAAGGTAAATTGGCCAGTCAAACTGAAGAAGCCCTAGGCTGGGCGGCAGAGGGTAAAAAGTTTGCAGATGCAAATCCAGTAAAAGTAGGAGAAAACCAAGAGTCTACTGCACTATCAATTGCTGACGTGCCAGTCTTTGATAGACCTATTGATGCTAGTGAAAATGATAGGTGGACTGGTGTTCAAGATGAACTTGGTAATCGTCAATATAAAACTATATTCGGTAGAACTTACTTTGTAAGACCTGCAGAAGATCAAAGAAGTAATTACGAAAAGATACAACAGGATATTATTCCTGTTGTTAAAAGGTATTTAGACAACCCCACTGCCCCCTCTAGAGAGCAAACTATTAATTTTCTAAAAGAATCTTTAGGTGCTGCTTGGGAAACCTTTAAGATACCGGGTGATCTTGCCGCAGGTAACAAAGGTATGGAAGATGTTACACTAGGCAACATCTTTGAGTTAGCTGGTGGTACAGGTGCTGCATCTACTGTAGGTAAAGTTCCTGGTGGGGACTCTTCTAATACAATGAGAGTCTTTGGTGGCCCTGGAGCAAGAGATTACCGAGGCCGTGCACTAGAAAAAGCTGCAAAAATGAAATCGGAAGGTGCTTCTGATGCAGAAATAGAAGAAATGACTGGTAGGGTTGCTACAGCTGCTCCAGGATCAGAAATTTCTAAAGGTTTTTCATATCAATATAAATTTGAAATACCTGATGCAGAAATAAAAATAGAAAATCCAGTTGCAAATTATGCAGATGGAAATGGTTTAACAGTCAAGGAAAGTTTAGAACAAGTCACTAATAAACCTGGTGAAGGTTTTAGCTTAGAATCTTTTATACCAAGTCATTCTGAATTATTTAGACAATACCCAGATATAAAAGACACTATTGTAAGCTTCACGGACGAGCCAGGTTATTTAGGTTTTTATGATTCCTCTAACAATTCTATAAATATAGCTACAGAACTTTTTGAAAAGGGTGTAAACAGTCCAGAATTCAGGTCAACTTTTTTTCATGAGTTACAACATGCTTTACAAGCAAAAGATTTTATTGTAACCGGCATGGATTTTATTGCTAATAATAACATAGAAGCTATGAAAGTTTTAAGTGGATCAAGAAAAGATTCTCATGGAAAGAGCCTGTTTGAAACACATCTAAAAGATGATAAAAACTTGTTAAACACTCGAAGTGAGTTGCTAGCTCTCGGAGAAGAAATACTAAAAAATCCAAATTCAAAAAAACTTTCTGAAAAATTAGCTTATAAATATCAACAATTGCGAGATGAAGTATACTTAAACTATTTGAGGTATGGTAAAGAAGTTGAAGCCCGCATTGCAGGGGAAAGGGCAACGGGTACAAAAGGTAGGTCTGTTGTTGAGGAGAAAGCTAATCAATTACCGGATAGAGTAGAGTTTGGGTCTAAGATAAATAAACCCCCTAATTTTTTAAATAGGTTATCTAAAGCACTGGGCATGCGCCCAGCAAAAATGACTCCAAAGTATTTACAAAAAAATATTGACGAAGCTATGGATTTTATTACCTCTTACAATGAGGCAGAAGACTATAGCCTTGCTAAGACTATGATGAAGTCTCTTGACAATCCAGAACCTAACTCTAGTCCTAACCAAATTAAAAGATACCGAGATGACATTGACCCAGAAGTGTATGATGCTTTTGACGAGCTAGCAGAAATACAAAGAGGTGCTCCAGAACTGGCAATGACTTCTGCACAAAGGGTTTTACAGGGCGGGGTACTTAGCTACGCACTTGAGCACACTGGCGATCTTACACACAGGATGGCTGAAAAAGGTGGTGTATATGGGTCAGAGTATGTTAAACCAAAAGTTAATAGGTTGCTTGACAGTTTAACAAGTGAGTACGGTTTTGAAAAAGAACACCTAGAAAACTTAAAAAATAGTGCACAGTTTAACTACGATAACCTTGGTAGAGGTACTAATCTATCTTTTGAGCAGTTCTATAAAGAGTACGTAGACAAAGCACAAGAGAAAATTAAAGCCTATGCAGAAGAACATAAAAAAGTTCCTGTGTACAATGACATGCAATTAGCTGGACGAGAAGCTGCAATTGCAATAGGTGAAGGTAGATACACAGATGCTATAGAACATTTGTACACAATTAAAATGGCTATAGATGATGGTAGTTACTCTCAAAAAGCTATAGAATTTAATCCTAAAATAGACTTTCGAAAAAATTCAGATCAGGGATTTGCCCAAGGAGGCGAAGTAGGTAATATGAGCATGAAAAAACAGATGTCACTCTTTGAGTATGGTGGAATTGCTGACGATGGCATGAATAAAGACCCAGTGTCCGGTAACAATGTACCTCCAGGTTCTCTTGCTAAAGAAGTACGAGATGATATTCCTGCTATGCTGTCGGAGGGTGAGTACGTAGTCCCTGCCGATGTCCTTCGTTACTACGGAGTAAATTTCTTTGAGAATCTACGTGGTCAAGCAAAACAGGGCTTGAACACTATGGAACAAAATGGTAGGATTGGTGGAACTCCAATGACGCAACAAGATGTTGCTCGTAATATGCAACAACCTATGGCTCCTGCACCTGTCCAAGCTGCTCAAGGAGCTATGATGCAATCTCCAATGAGGGTTCAACAACAGCCAGCCCCTCAAGCTGTAGGTAATTCAGGGATTCCTACGCAAGGCTATGCTGGTGAGGATGGGTCTATAGTTTCTAGATGGAGTCCTGCAAGAGCACGTTACTCCTCTCCCATGTTTCAAGGTACGTCCTCACAACAGGCTAATATTCAAACAGCTCAAGAACAAGCAGCTACTGAATCAATTACTTACATGAGAACCCACTATAACCAGAATGGAGAATCTATTCAGGTTGCTTATGAAGGTACTGACCCAGCAAGTGCAACACCTAAAGCAGGGCAGGATCAACTCCTATCCGATTACCCACTTACCGAAGAAGAGTGGATAGCTTATAAGTCAGAGATGAGCAAAAATACTGGTGACGATGGTGGCTCAGGAGGTGGTGGAGACACTACTGTTTCTGGTGGTTCTGATACAAGCTGGATGGATGGAATTGACTTTGGTGACACAGCTTCTGTTAAAAAATGGGTAGAATCTGACGATGGTTTAGGTATGTCTGGAGGTGCAAGAGACCTTGCAGATAGGGGGGTCATAGGATTAATACCACAGGGAATACAAGCTCAAGATATTGCTAAAGCAAGGGGTATTCGTAACTATTACGATAGCATAGGCGATACAGAGATGGTTGACTACCTAGATGGCAAGATTAAGGAAGCCGCAGCCGAAGGTGGGATATTATTTTCTGCTTTAGATAAGTTGGGTCTTTTAACTGGTAAATCTTACTTAGAGCAGATAAAATCCTTTGCACCTACTAGTTTAGATTTACAAAGGACATTTACTGCAGATCAAAGAAAAGAATTTACCGATACCTCTGGCGACATGGTTAAAGATGAAGGTGGGGCTTCTGTTTACAAACCTGGTGGTATTGATGTTGCAATGTTGGATACTAGTGATGACGGTCCTGGACTTACTGCCGCAGAACAACATGCGGTTAATACGTCGAGAGCTAGGGCTGCTGCAAGTACAGCAGCTACAGAAGCAGCTTTTGAAGCTGGTGCAAGCACAAATACTGCGGAAGAAATTCAGGACTTTAAACAAAAAGTTGAAGAAGCAGGTGGTACTTGGGCTACAAGTGGACGTGCAGAAGGCGGTCTAATGACCACCCCCAAACCAAAGAAGAAAAGCAAACCTAAGAAGACAGGGCTTGCAGGTAAGAAATAAGGCTACCCAGCAATAATGCTGGCCCCAACATAAGGAAAATAATATGCCTGAACTAGCAGAAGTAGAAACACCAAAATCAGCAGGTTTTGTTGATCGAGGTTATAATTACGAAAGAAAACGTAGCCGTATCGAAAAAGAGGAAGAGGAGATTAAACGTCTTGAAGCTCAACAACGTGGCGAAGAATCCGGATCAATCGAAGAAGAAACCTCCGAAACGGAAGAGACCAATACAGAAGTTGAAGAAACAACGTTATCTGCAGAAGAAAGATCTTTTAAAAAAAGATATGGTGATTTAAGACGTCACATGCAAGAAAAAGAAAAGGAATGGAACGATAAGTTCGAAACCTTTGAAAAACGCATGAAAAAAGAATCTATTGTTCCTCCTAAGTCTGATGAAGACATTGAACAATGGGCAAAAGAATATCCAGACGTAGCAGGTATTGTAGAAACAATTGCTGCTAAAAAAGCTCAAGAGATGTTTAATAAAGCAGATGCTAGGCTTCAAGAGTTGGATAAAGCACAGTTAGAGGCAGAACGGGTAAAAGCAGAGAATGCTATCCGTAAGTCTCACGATGATTTTGATGATCTACGTGCTTCAGATGAATTTCATAACTGGGCTGAAGAACAGCCTAAGTGGGTACAAGATGCACTATACGAGAATGCAGATGATCCTGCCTCAGTAGTACGTGTCATTGATTTGTACAAAGGAGATAAAGGCCTTACTAAAACTGCAAAGAAAGCTAAGGCTAGGGATGCAGCTTCTACAGTCACAAGACGTACTAAGACGTCAGTGGATGTGGATGATGCAAACGACACTATTCGTGAGTCAGAAGTTGCAAAAATGTCCGACAAGGAATTTGAGCAAAGAGCTGATGAAATTAACAAAGCTATCCGTTCGGGTAAGTTTGTTTACGATGTATCTGGTAGAGCCAGATAAGCTGTTGACAAATACTAATTCAACAGTATAACTATAGGCACAGAGACAAAAGCCTCATTTGACTACCTTTTGTCTCGGCCAAATTCCACAAAAGTCTAAACTAAAAAGAACTACCTGTTTAAGTATAGGCCCACTTACTCTAGACCGTATAATTGATCATTATACTCTAGACCGTAAGTGCACCCTAGAAAAATAACAGCCTCTTTAAGGTGTTTAGCTTCGTTTATAAGCCAAATATCATGGAGGATTTCAAATGGCTTTTCAATCCGCAGGTGGACACGGGAATTTACCAAACGGTAATTTTTCTAGTGTTATCTATTCCAAGAAGGTCCAGCTCGCCTTTAGAAAGAGCACAGTCGTTGGTGATATCACTAACTCCGATTATTTTGGGGAGATTTCTGCCCAAGGGGACACTGTTAAAATTATTAAAGAGCCTGAGATTTCAGTTGCGGCATATGCCCGTGGCCAGAACATCACAGCACAGGATCTTGATGATGAAGACTTCTCCCTCGTAATCGACAAAAGCAACTACTATGCTTTCAAAATCGACGACATCGAAGAAGCTCACAGCCACGTAAATTTCATGGATCTTGCAACCAACCGTGCGGCTTACCGCCTGGCTGATCAGCATGACCAAGAAGTTTTGGGTTACCTGACAGGTTACAAACAGTCTGACTTGCATGCTCAAGCAGATACTGTAAATGACGTTGTCAATGGTACAAAAGCTGTAGCAACTGCAGGTTCAGATGAATTGCTTGGTTCAATGAAACTGAAAAAAGGTGACTTTGGTAACATCACTACTTCAGGTGCTGCTGACCATTCGATTCCTGTTGCAGCACGTCTACCAGGTGCAACTGCACTGCCAACTGCTACGATCTCACCAGCTATGTTGGTGGCACGTATGGCTCGTTTGCTTGACCAACAACAAGTTGACAAGCAAGGGCGTTTTATCGTCGTTGATCCAGTATTCATGGAAGTACTTCGTGATGAAGACTCACGTTTCATGAATGCCGATTACGGTGAAGCGGGTGGCCTACGTAACGGTCTTGTCTTGAACAACTTCCACGGTTTCCGTGTATACAGCTCAAGCAACTTGCCAGCACTGGGTACTGGTCCAGGTACAACAGGTACTGCAAACCAGAATGCCAACTTCGGTGCAATCGTAGCTGGTCATGATTCTGCTGTTGCAACTGCAGAGCAAATCAGTAAAACTGAAACTTACCGTGACCCTGACAGCTTTGCTGACATCGTTCGTGGTATGCACCTATACGGTCGCAAGATTCTTCGTCCAGAAGCTCTTGTAACTGCCAAATATAACTTAGCATAAGGGGAGATTAGACAATGGCTTTGAATGGTATTCGTATGATCTCAGTAGAACTTGAGGCAACAGCACTGTCTGCTGGTGCCAATACAGTTGCTACTCTTCCTGCACAAACAGTTATTTTGGCTGCTGGTGTTGAAGTTACAGAAGCACTTACAGGTGCTACTGCTTTGACTTTCGACATTGGTACTGGTCTCGATGATGATGCTTTTGTTGCAGCTTATGCAATGGCTGGTAAAGCAGTAGGTGCAGTAGCACCTTCTATTGCTGGTGTTGCTTATCTGACAGCAGAAGACACATTGGACATGACTATTGATACTCTGACAGGTACAGCTACTGCAGGTAAACTGCGTGTCTGGGCAATGGTTGCAGATGTCGATGGTAAAGGTGCTGCAGAAGTAGCTCGTGATCAAGTGTAAATAACTAATCTTTAGGGGCTGGGAAACTGGCCCCTTTAGGCTATCCAAAGGATTTTTGTAATGGCTACTTATGTATCACTGGTAAATGAACTACTACGTAGGTTGAATGAGGTAACACTCGATGCAGCTGGTGATGGCTTTGATACAGTACGTAACGTACAAGCATTAGCTAAAGATGCTGTTAATAATGCCATTAGAAATATCCTACAAACAGGGCAGGAGTGGCCCTTTCTTAAAACTACTTACGTTCAAACATTAACTGCAGGTACAAGACAGTATGATTTTCCTGCAGATCTTGCCAGTGTAGACTGGGACACTTTTTATATAAAGCAGTTAGGATCTGCAAGTAATACTCCTAGTTTTTTACCTACAATTTCTTTTGAGGAATATACTCAGAGATACCGTGGCCTTGATGATCAAGCAGATGTAGGCTCAGGAATTTCTGTGCCTCAACGTGTGTATCAAACATACGGGAGTAAATTTGGTGTAACTCCTGTTCCAAATGACGCATACGAAGTAGAGTACGTATACTGGTCATTTCCTGCAGATCTAAATCTGTACAACGATACCAGTGTAATTCCTGACAGGTTTAACCACGTAGTGATTGACGGCGCAATGATGTATTTAATGCGATTTAGATCTAATGATCAAAGTGCAGCTGTCCACCAACAAACTTTTACTGAAGGTATCCGTTCTATGAGACGTATACTTATGGATGATCCTCTGGACATTAGATCCACAGTACTCCAAAGAAATAAATCATTCAGCAATACAATTAGTAGTATTGTCTAATGGCTGAAAACCTAGCCTCATTTAAAGTATTCTGTCAGGGTGGTCTTAACACTAACCGTGATGTGTTATCACAGGGTGAGACTTCCCCAGGCTCTGCCGTGGCTTTGATTAACTATGAACCTGCTGTTACAGGTGGCTATAGACGTATCAGTGGCTTTAGTAATGATTATGGTACAGTACCCGGTACAGGCAGTGTCTTAGGTTTGTGTGTAGCTAATGGTGTGAATGACGGTATCCTTGCTGCACGTAAGCCTTCTAGTGGTTCTAACTATTTGCATTACTGGGATGACGGTACGGAAAACTGGGTAGCAGTTACTACATCAGGTTCCCCTACTATGACAGGTGTAACAAAGGTGCGATTTAGTAGGTACAACTGGGGTACAGACAAGATTGTACTTACAGACGCAATAAATCCTGCTGCTACTTACGATGGCACTACTTACACGCAGATCACAGACAGCAATGCGCCCAGCGCACCTAAGGTGTCTCACGTATTTAAGAACCATTTATTCCTTGCTGGAGATACTACAGAACCTACTAACCTTTTCTTTTCTGCGCCTTACGATGAGACTAGCTTTGACCCTGCTGACGGTGCAGGTGTTATCAATGTAGGCTTTCCTATTGTAGCTATTAGGTCTTTCCGTGATGCCTTGTACATCTTTGGTACGAACATTATCCGTAAGCTTGCAGGTAATAATATCTCAGACTTTGTACTTCAAGAAGTTACAGATGATCTGGGTTGTATGGCTACGGACAGTGTTATTGAGATAGCTGGTGACTTATTGTTTTTGTCTCAGGATGGGTATCGTCCTATCTCTGGTACAAACAAGATTGGCGATGTTAACTTAGAGTCTATCTCTCAAAACGTACAATCTATTTTTACTGAGGTGGTTCTTCAAGAAGACTTAGATGTATTATCTTCTGTAGTCATTCGTGCTAAGTCTCAATTTCGTGTGTTCTTTGCTGTAGGTGAGTCTACAGGTCTAATTGCAGGTATGCGTTCAACACCTCAAGGAACTGCTTTTGAGTTTGGGCAGGTGCTAGGTATCGAAGCTTCTTGTGCGGATAGCGGCTACATAGGTCAGTACGAGTTTGTCCTACATGGTGATAGCAACGGTAAGGTGCATCGTCAAGAAAAAGGTACGGACTTTGATGGTGCAGAAATCTTTAGTCTATATCAGACGCCATTTATTCATATGCAAGACCCAGAGCAGCGTAAGGTCATCCATACAGTCGCTACATACTTACGCTCTGAGGGTGACAATGAAGTTGCTATGTCGGTCTTGTATGACTACGAAGCTTTTGAAACATTAAGTCCTAACAACTTTACGATTAGTACAGAAGGCGCAGCAGCTTACTACAATGAAGCCCTTTACGACAGCACCGCAATCTTTGACGGCAATCCAGCACCAGTAGTAAGAACTAACGTATCGGGGTCAGGTAAGTCTGTATCTTTTAAGTACGTAACAAATGACACAAATGCGTCACACAGCATTCAAGGCTTAGTTGTGACCTTCGGAGTAGGAGATAGACTCTAATGGCAGGATACACCCGACAGTCAGTAGCTGATATTATTGCTAGTGCAATTATTAAAGCAGGGCCAGTTAATGCGGAGTATAACGCACTACGTGATGCTTTTGCTTTTAGTGGTGGTCACAAGCATGATGGAAGCTCAACAGAAGGTGCTTACGTACCTCTTATTGCTGATGTTGACGCAAAGAATAAAGTTGTAGTAGACACAACTAACAACCGCATTAGCTTCTATAGTGAAGTAGGTGGTGCTGCTGTTGAGCAAGTACGTATTAAAGACGGTGCAGTTGTACCAGTAACTGATGATGACATTGACTTGGGTGCTGTAGGCGCTGAGTTTAAGAATCTTTATGTTGACGGTGTAGGCTATATTGATACACTTACAGTACACGAGAATGCAACTGTTGCTGGTACTCTTGGTGTTACTGGTGTTCTTACTGCTACTGGTGGTGTTGTAGGTAATGTAACAGGTAACGTTACAGGTAATGTAACTGGTGATGTTACAGGTGACTTGACGGGTGATGTAACCTCTACAGGTACTTCTACCTTCGCTACTGTTGACGTTAATGGTGGGACAATAGACGGTACAACTATTGGTGCAACTACACCTGCCGCAGCCACATTTAGTTCTGCTACTGCTACTACTGTAGACATTAACGGTGGTACTATTGATGCTACAGTTATTGGCGGCACTACTCCTGCCGCTGCTGACTTCACTACAATGGACACTACAGGTAACGCATCTGTAGGCGGTACGTTTAATGTAACAGGTACGTCTACCTTCACAGGTGCTATGTCTGCAGGTAGCCTTACCACTACAGGCAACTCTACTCACGCTACAGTAGACATTAACGGCGGTGCTATTGATGGCACTACTATCGGTGCTTCTAGTGCTGCTGCAGGTACATTCACTACAGTAACAACTACAGGACAGGCTACCCTAGCAACTGCTGACATTAATGGTGGTACTATTGATGGTTCAGTTATTGGTGGTACAACTCCACAAGCTGTAACAGGTACAACCATTACAGCTAACACAGGCTTTACTGGTGCGCTTACAGGCAATGTCACAGGCAACGTAACAGGTAATCTGACAGGCAATGTAACGGGCGATGTAACTGGTGATCTCACTGGTAACGTAACTGCCGCTACTGGTACAACTACACTGAATGACCTTGTAGTTAATGGTACGGTAGACTTCACTAGCACAGCACTTCTTAACGTAAGTGATCCTACAGCAGATCAACACGCAGCCACAAAAATATACACAGACACTGCAGATGCACTCAAGCTGGACAAAGCTGGCGGTACGATGTCTGGTGACATCACTATGGGTGGTAATACTGTAACAGGTTTGGGTACGCCCAGCGCCACATCTGATGCTGCAACTAAGGGTTATGTAGATACCTCTGTAGCTGCTGTGATTGATGCTGCACCTGCTGCTCTTGATACTCTTAACGAACTGGCTGCTGCGCTGGGCGATGACGCTAGTTTCTCTACTACTGTAACAAACAGTATTGCTACTAAGCTGCCTCTTGCTGGCGGCACTATGACTGGCGACATCACTATGGGCGCTAATGCAGTTACATCGACTGCAGCACCTACTACAGATGATGAACTTACTCGTAAGGGTTATGTAGACACACAAGATGCACTGAAGCTAAACCTGTCTGGTGGAACCATGTCGGGTGCTATTGCTATGGGTACATCTAAAGTTACTGGCTTGGGTGATCCAACAGCTAACCAAGATGCAGCTACTAAATTGTACACTGACACACAGGATGCTACTAAGCTGAACCTGTCTGGTGGCACTATGACTGGTGACATTGTACTAGGTTCTAACAAGGCTACCTCAACTGCTACACCTACAGCTAACGATGACCTGACACGCAAGGGTTACGTTGATGGCATTCTTGGTTCAGCTACTGCTGCCTCTGCTAGTGCCGCTGCTGCGGCTACATCTGAGACTAATGCTGCAACTAGTGAAACTAATGCAGGTAACTCTGCTGCTGCAGCCGCTGCATCTTATGATGACTTCGATGATCGTTACCTTGGTGCTAAAGCTTCCGCTCCTACCACAGACAACGATGGTGATGCACTTGTAACGGGTGCTTTGTATTGGAACTCTACAAGTGATGAACTGTACATTTGGAGTGGTAGTGCTTGGGAGCAAGGTAGTTTTACTGCAGGTTCACTTCTGGCTAATGTTGTAGAGGACACAACGCCACAGCTAGGCGGTGACCTAGATAGTAACGGTAACGATATACTATTCGGCGACAGCGACAAAGCCATCTTCGGCGCTGGGTCTGACCTAGAGATTTACCATGATGGGTCTAACAGCATTGTCGCAGATGTTGGCGCTGGGGGTTTATTTTTATCTGGCTCTTCTTATGTTGCTATTTTAAACGGCGACAGATCAGAATATATGTTTAACGGCAATGTTAACGGAGAAGTAGCACTTTACTATGACGGTTCTAAAAAACTCGCCACCACCAGCACAGGCGTAGACATCACGGGTACTTTGACCAGCGATGGGCTTGACACAAGCCAAGCCGCAAAAATTAACTCTAATACAGCAGAAGGCGTACAACTTGGTGGTGATGCAACAGGTTCTACACTTATTGGCAACTTAAAGAACACATCTGGTCGCCTTACTCTGCAAGCACCAACTAGCAGAAGTGTCGTTACCCAAACTAACGGGGCAATAGACCGTATGTTAGTAGCCTCCAACGGCGACATCTCCTTCTACGAGGACACAGGCACCACGCCAAAGTTCTTCTGGGATGCGAGTGGTGAGAGTTTAACCCTTAACAGCACATTAAAAGTAGAAGGTGGAACAACTAACGGTTTTCTTCAAGCTTCTGGCAGTTTATTTCAGTTAGGGGCTTCTACAGCTTCCGACCTTGTTGTTTACACTAACAACACAGAACAGATGCGCATCACCAGCAGCGGAAATGTTGGGATTGGGACGACTTCGCCTAGTTATAATTTGGACATTCAGTCATCTGGTGCGGCGCAGGCTAGGATACAGTCTGCTTCAGGGTCGAATGCTGTTTTCAGAATTGAAACGGCGGGAACAACAGACGAAACAAAGATTTACTTTGGTAGTTCATTTGATAACGATCGTGGCCAAATTATATATGCCCACGCAAATAACTCTATGCAGTTTAGAACTGATGCTGTAGAAGCCATGCGCATCGACAGCAGCGGTAATGTTGGCATTGGGACGAGTTCGCCTAGTTCTTTTACCAGCGCATCTGCACAAAATTTAGTTGTAGGTTCGGGTTCTGGAAATGCTGGAATGACCGTATACAGTGGAACATCATCTGTTGGCGGTTTAGCCTTTGCTGATGGAACGGGATTGGGTAGCCACTATAGGGGTCTTTTGCAATATCTCCACGCATCCGATGCAATGCTTTTATATACATCTGAAATAGAACGTATGCGCATCGACAGCAGCGGTAACTTGCTGGTGGGGACTACGAGTTTTACAGGTACGTCGGGAGTTTCACTATCGGCAACGGGATATGTGTACGCAAGTTCAACAAATGATGTAGCTATTTATGCAAATAGGGAAACCTCAGACGGCGACATTGCAGTGTTCCGCAAAGACGGCACCACTGTGGGGAGTATTGGGTCATACAGTGGCGTTGGTATGTACGCTATGGCTCCGAACAATGGTGGATCGGGGCTGTTGTTCTATGATAATGCAGCACCAATTTATCCAATACAAAACGTAAGCGGCACAGCTACTATCTCAGATAATGTTTCTGATCTTGGTGCGGCAGTGCATCGCTTCAAAGACCTCTACCTCTCTGGCACTGCTTATGTAGGCGACAGAATATCTCACGATGGTGATAGCAATACTTATGTTGGTTTTACTAGTGACTCCGTTAATCTTTTTGCTGGTGGTGTTAGTGCCAACTTTACACCCAATGGCTTCTTCATCAATGATGGCTCTTTACGTGAAGATTATGATGCACTCTCTGGGACATCACCTACTTGTAACGTAAATACTGCTGCCGCATTTAGCCTGTCAATGGCAGGTAACACTACGTTTACCTTTACAAGCCCAGCATCAGGATACTCTACAGGCTTCATCCTACAGTTAACAGGCTACACAGGTTATACAGTCACATGGCCTAGCTCAGTTAAGTGGGCAGGCGGTACTGCACCAGACGCACCCGCAAGTGCTGAAACTGACCTGTTAGTCTTCTGGACACGTGATGGTGGAACGACTTGGTATGGTGCTTTAGCTATTGACGCTGCAGCATAACTTATATAGAATAACTTATAAAGAGGTATAACACAATGGCAATCACAACTACTTGGACAATCCCTACAGTAGAACGTAACTTAAGCGATGGTGGTATCACTGTCATTCATTGGCGCTGCCAAGCGTCAGACGGTGAAGGTAACACTTGGGATGCTGTAGGCACTACAAGTCACACACCTGACCCCAGCGCACCAGGATTCATCTCTTATGATGATGTAACTTTAGCTAACTGTTTAGGTTGGGCTAAAGCAAAACTAGACGTAGAAGCTATTGAAGCTAGCGTCACAGCACAACTACAAAGCGTACTTACACCAGTGACAGCTAGTGGTACGCCTTGGAGCGATTAACAACTACAACAAAGGAGAATCACAATGGTAGAGAAACAAACAAAAACCATTACGATTAACGACAAAGAATACACTGAAGATCAACTAACAGATCAACAGAAAGCTATTATTAACCACATTGCTGACTTGGATCGTAAGATGGGTTCCGCACAGTTTAACTTAGACCAGCTAACTGTAGGGCGTGATGCTTTTGTAGCAATGCTTAACCAGTCACTTGAACAAGCTGATACACCTGACGTAAAAGAGTAAGAGGGTAAACCTAGATGTCTACAAGAGTAAGACAAGCTTTTCAAAGTGCAGCAGGTGCCGCTGGTGGTGGAGCCCTGAACGTAGAAGATGTGTTCAGCACTTATTTATATACTGGCAATAGTGCGTCTCAGCCCATTAATAACGGGGTTGACCTTGCTGGACAAGGCGGGATGGTTTGGGCTAAGGCCAGAGATACATCTTACAACCACTTAATTTGGGATAGTGAAAGAGGTTCCACAAATGGAACAGCTTACGACATTCTTTTTCCTAATCTGAATAATGCTTCAAATTCAGCAGCATCATATGGCGTAACTTCATTTAACAGCAACGGCTTCACTCTAGGCCCATCTGGTCAACAGTCTATTACTAACCAAGGTGGTGCGTCTTATGGAGACATAGACTACGCCTCTTGGACATTCCGCAAAGCCCGTAAGTTCTTTGATGTGGTGACTTATACTGGCAATGGTACTTCTGGTCGTACTGTTAGTCACAACTTAGGATCAACCCCAGGTTGCATCATAATAAAAGGCACAAGTTCCAACTATGAATGGTCTGTTTATCATAGGGGAATAGACAGCACCGCCCCAGAAGATTACTTTACGTGGCTAAATCACACCTATGGTAGATTTGATAACACGGGCTATTGGAACGACACTGCGCCTACATCCACGCAATTTACTTTAGGTAATAACGGAAATGTAAATGCTTCTGGGCAAACTTATGTAGCCTACCTATTCGCACACAACGATGGTAACGGTGGGTTCGGCCCTGATGGTGATGCTGATATTATCAAGTGTGGGAGTTATACTGGTGGTTCTGGAAATACTGAGATTGATTTAGGCTTTGAGCCTCAGTGGTTAATGATAAAACGAACTGACAGCGCAGAAGATTGGTTAATGCTTGATGTTATGCGTGGTTTAATTGTTAGCGGTGATGATGTTGCATCAACTGGTCAGAAAGATATTATGGCTAACACTAACGCAGCGGAGGCAACACCTGCTTATGCAGGAGTCAGTCCTCAATCAAACGGTTTTAAGGTTAGGTCTGGACTTGATGCTCTATATAGTGCCAATGGTGGAACCTACATCTACATCGCCATTCGCCGTGGCCCTATGGCTGTGCCTGAGAGTGCGACTGATGTGTTTAAGGCTTTGGCCTATACTGGCAATAATTCTTCACAAGACTTAGACGTAGGCTTTCCTGTTGACACTGTTTTTATCCAAAACAGAACTAAAAACTACACTTATAACAACTGGGTGATTGATAGGATTAGAGGTCCGGGTAAACAACTTTACACTGATATGACAAATAGTACTTCTTCTGATGGCAATTATAAGCACTTAGATAATAACTTTGGATTAGAGTTTACAGGTGCCGGCAACTTAAATGGTGTTTATGGTGGCACTCCTGTGCCATATATTGGGTACTTTTATCGTCAAGCAGCTGGCTTCTTTGATGTCGTTGCTTACACGGGGACAGGCCAAGGTAGTAGATCAATAACACACAATTTAGGGGTTTCACCTGAGCTTGTAATCGTGAAGCAGCGAACAGCGTCAAGTAACTGGTTTACTTGGTGTTCTGAATTAGGAAACGATCATCATTTGTTCTTAAATGCTGTTACCGCAAAACAGAGTAGCGCATTGTATATGAGATCAGCGACTGACACTGCTTTCAACCTAGGTAACCAAGCTAGTGGTGTTGGAGTAAATTCATCTGGTGTTACTCACATAATGTACCTCTTCGCAAGCCTCCCCGGTATATCTAAGGTGGGGAGCTACACGGGTAATGGCGCAAGTCAAACTATCAACTGTGGCTTTACGTCAGGTGCAAGTTTTATAATGATAAAACGTACCGACAGCACGGGTAACTGGTATCAGTGGGACACAGAACGTGGCATTGTTTCAGGAAATGATCCCCACCTTGGATATAATATCTCAGGGCCAACAGCAGAAAACTCTAGTTATGACAGTGTTGATCCGAATAATAGTGGTTTCAATGTAGTTCAAAACTCTGGTACAAACATTAACGTAGCTAACGCCACTTACATCTTCCACGCAATCGCATAACTGCATACGCAATATAATCAAGGTCATACAAGGAGTATCAACTAATGACTGAATATCGTGATCGCACAACTGGTGAGCTTAAATCTCAAGGCCAGTTACGCAAAGAAAACCCTAACATGTCTATGCCTAAAGTGTGGACAAGTAATGTGTTTGACGCACTGAATGTAGACCCTGTGCTTCGTGCGCCTAAACCTACGGATGGCATTGGTGCATATCAATCAGTACGCCGCAATGGTGTAGTGCAGGATGCTAATAACAACTGGGTTGAGGCATGGCAGATAGCTGATATGTTTGCTGACACAACTGAGGATGGTGTAACAACCACTAAAGCTGAACATGAAGCAGCATATCAAGCACAGCTAGACAGTAGTGCAGCAGAAAGTAACCGCACACAGCGTGACCGCTTGATTGGTGAAACAGACTGGTGGGCATCTTCTGATCTCACTATGACTGCTGAACAAACAGCATACCGTCAAGCACTGCGTGACATCACAAGCCACGCTAACTGGCCCCACTTAGATGAGGCTGACTGGCCTACTAAACCATAGAGTGTAGGTTATGTCTGACATTAAACTTACAGCAGATGAAATAGAAGATATGCTAGATCGTGCAGCTAGACGTGGGGCAAAGGAAGCTTTACGTTCTATTGGACTGTTAGATGATCAAGCACAAAAAGACATTACCGAAATGCGTAGCTTACTAGAAGCGTGGCGAGATACCCGTAAAGGTATCTGGACTACAGTAGTAAAAATAACCACTGTCGCCGTACTGACGTTTATTGCAGGCGCAGTATACATGGCAATGGATAAGTAAGGACTCAAAAGATGGCCAGCAATTTAAATAACGTAGAGAAACTACTTGTCAGTTCGCACGGGTTTACAGATAACGGGGACGGTACAGTAACTGCTCCTAGCGGAGCTTTGTATGATGGCGAACAGGGTGGCTATTACACTGCTACGGGCGCATCACCCGTATTAAATACTGGTCCTGGTAGTGCCATCGAAAACCTTGCAGATTTAACATATTTGTCGCAGAATACTGGCGTATCTAGTGCAGTACTAAATGCAGCTTACGAGTCTGTAGGCATTGATTCAAGTGATCCTTTTGCTTTTGGCGAGGCGCATAAGCTCCTTAGGAACAATGGGTATAAACCAGGTGAAAATATTGGGTTCTACGGAAGCAATCAAGCAGTTGATGAGGGTGCTAAACTTCTTCAACAACGTTGGCAAGAAGCTCCTACTGAGGAAGAATTGGCTGAAGCTGGCCTAAGTGGGATGACTGTTATTAACAGTAATACTGCTAACAGTGAGTGGCTTACTAATGCTTTGGCGGCTAGTAACATTGATACGAATAAAACAAATGCTATAACTGGCCAAAAAGCTGACTACTCCGATCTAGACGGGCGGTTAAAAGACAACTCTTATTGGGGTTCTAAAATTAACGAATTTGGATCCTACGACAATGCTACTCTTGATATGATGGAGTGGGAAGAGTTGAAAAAGAAAATGGAGGAAACTACTCCTGGGGGTTCTGGCAACAATGCTACAGGTATTGTTACCGGAGGTACTGCAACTGACTCTGGTGCAGGTGGAATTTCTGGTGGGTTTACTGCAGATTCAAATACTCTAGACATTCCAGATTCTGCAGTGTTACCCACATTTACTGGTGGTGTATCTCAAGTAAGTCCTGGTGCTTCTGGTACTTACACAGTACCTGCTCAGACTTTTGAAGATAATATTACAAACCAAGTTAAAGACTTTAAAGATAGGGCTGTAGAACAGCAACAGTTTTACCAGCCACAAACTATAGCAGAAAAAGAAGCTGCAGGTCAGGATGTATCTTCGTATGCATTAAGTCAAAAGCTGTACCGTAATCCTAGTACTGGCCATCAAATATTTATTCCGTTTCAAGGTAGTCAACCACTGCAAGCAGTTCCTGCAGGTTACTACGAAGTAAATCAGCAGACGGGTACTATGGGTACTGGTGTCTTTAATCCTATTACAGCTGGTGGTAATACGTTTACTGGTGCCAACACTGGCGGGGTAATTCAGGGTTATTCTGGAGAAGATGGCTCAGTAGTTTCTCCTAATCCGAATCCCATTGATCCTAATCAAATCTACGGTGATGTAAGTTTTACTGACCCTGTAACTGGCCAAGTAATTACACAAACTCCTGAAGAATATTTTCAGTCTCTAGCTAACAAACAAGCACAAGCTACGTTTAACCCTGCTACCTCTGTAGCAATGCCTGGTGTATCTACTATGGCAGAGCTAGGTTATGAATACAATGCTGATGGTACAGTTAAGTTAGACCCAGCTACTGGTCAACCTATGACAAAAGAGTTAATGCCTGGGACTGTCTTAGAGTCTACTGCAGGTCAAGCTCAAGCACTGGCCCCTGTGATTGGTAAAAGGCAAGCTACAGATGCTTCAGGTAATCTTATGTTCGATACTGCAGGTCAACCTATTATGGTTGGTGCAGACCCTGCACAAGTAGGTCAAGTAGTTCAAGCTAAAGGTCCAGGAACCCCTGCAATGTATGACGAAGCAGGTAACCTTCTTTCAGAAGCAGTGGACATTCCTGGAGCAGCTCAAGTAGGTCTAACTACTGCAGCACCTGGAATAGCTACACAGCTTCAAGGTGGTACTACAACTAACTACCAGGGTATGGCCGATGCTGTAGCAGGAGCTAACTGGGATGTTACGACTGGTACATTTAATATGAACGGTCAGACATTTACTCCAGATCAGTTTATTGCAGCTAATAACTTAAATATTGGTGATTACTTAACCACTACTGGTGGTCTACAAGCTGCTCAGTTATCTGACCTAACTCAAACAATTACAGGTCAAACAGATTATACTTCCTCAGTATCGGATCTTACAGCTGAAACAGGTTCATCCCAGACTGTAGCTGATGTCGCAGGTGAAGCCGGTCTACCCACTCGTACACTGCAGACAGGTCCAAATGGAGAGGTTATTACGGGTACTGGTGTAGACCAAGCTGCAGTTCAACAGGCCTTTGGTACTGGTGAAGTAGCTGCTGCATCTGTTCAAGATGAACTAGCAGGTCTTATGGCTCAATTCGAAGGTGGTGATACACCTGCATGGGCTGCAGGATCAATGCGTAAAGCATCTCAAATGCTTGCAGCTAGAGGTCTTGGTGCTTCGTCTATGGCAGGTCAAGCAGTTATTCAAGCTGCTATGGAAGCTGCTCTACCTATTGCTCAGATTGATGCTGGTAACAAACAGCAGATGGCTCTATTTAAAGCAGAGCAAAGAGCTAAGTTCTTAGGTCAAGAGTTTGATCAAGCCTTCCAAGCTAAAGTACAAAATGCAGCCAGAGTTTCTGAGATTGCTAATATGAACTTTAGTGCAGAGCAACAAATTGCTTTGGAAAACTCTCGTGCTGCAAACACTATGGATTTGCAAAACTTGAGCAACAAGCAAGCCCTCGTTATGTCTGAAGCTGCTGCACTATCTCAACTTGAGATGGCCAGCCTAAATAACCTACAACAAGCTCAAGTACAAAATGCGCAGAACTTCTTGCAGCTTGACATGGCTAACCTTAGCAACAATCAATCTACTGCACTGTTTAAAGCACAGCAAGTTAGCAATGCAATGCTCAGTGATGCAGCTCAGGCTAATGCCTCTGCACAATTTAATGCCACAAGTACAAACCAAACTAACCAGTTCTTCTCAAACCTTGCAGCTCAAGTATCACAGTTCAATGCAGCACAACAAAATGCTATTACTCAGTTTAATGCTGAAGAAGCTAATGCAATTCTTGAATTTAACTCTGCACTGCAAAACCAACGTGAGATGTTTAATGCTCAAAACTACCTAGCAGTGGCTCAGGCTAATGCTCAGTGGAGACAGAACATCAACACTTCAAACACAGAAGCACAGAACATTGCTAGCCTCACCTATGCTAAAGAGGTAAATGGACTTACCCAAAAAGCTATAGATGACTACTGGCAAAAAGAAAGAGATATTATGTCCTATGCCTTTGCACAGTCTGAAGGTGCTGCTGATAGAGCACTCAAGATCCTTCTTGGTGAACAAAGCTTAACATCAATTAGAGAGCAGCTAGAGTTTAAAGAAGAAGAAAATAAAGCTGAGTTCTGGTCAGATCTGTTGTTTGGTGATCAAGGCTTTAGTGACGTCTTTAAAATGAAAGCTAAAAAAGAAGAAGAAGGAGCTTGATCATGGCTTATAATGTACCTTATCTCAAATACCTTCAAAATTTACGAGAGTCTCCTAACAAGTACTCAGCTTTACAAGCATCTCCTGCGAGGGGGATTCTTAGTAAGCCTATGAAGGCAAACCTAGAGGTTTATGATGATGACCCTCTTGAAGTGCAGAGAGATCTTATCCAAAGAATTAAAATGGACGATGAGACAAAGTATAGTATGATGGATGATATGAATACTTCCAGAGCACTTACAGATGAAGCTGGTAATCCTGTTACCCTTCAAGAAGCTCTTGATGCAGAGGAGGCTGAGACAGTAAGTCCTCCTTCAGGTGGTCTGATGTCTCCTGCAGAAGCAGAGGCAGCTCCTGAAGTAGATCCTACACCCCCAGGTTCTTACACAGATGATGCAGAACTTGGAGCCTACTCCAACACCATTGCTATCTTGCAAGATGACACTGAGTTTATGACTCAATTAGCTAGTATGACTGAGAAGTACCCAGGACTTACAGAACGTGAGATCTTTCTAGTTGCTGCCAAAGAAAGTAGTGTAGGAACTAACATGGGTTCTGCAGGTAATATGTTTCAGATCCTAGGTACACCAGCCCAAGAAGCTGGAATTGACTTGAAGAAACTTAATAAATCTGGTAATATGACGGATCATCTAAAGGCACTAGAAAAGTACCTGGATCGTTGGGACTACGATGGTAGTGCACCACTAGGACTTCTTGTTGCTGCACCTGGTTACAGAGATGCTGCACCCGATACTGTCGTTTATGAAAAGGGTAGCAAACAACTTAAGAAAAATCCTGGTTGGGCAGGAGCAGATGGTAATGCCACAGTGGCAAGCATCACAGAATTTTATAGGGGCCAAGAATAATGATTTTTGACAGAGTACAACCAGGGTTCTCCCTAACTCAAGAGCCAAAAGGTGCTCCTTTTGAGAATCCACCGGACATTACAGACCCCGAAGAAGCAGCAATGTATCACCTAGATAAGATGAACAATGCAGATGCTTTCGAAGATATTAGCTATTTTTTGGAAAAAGGTATTGATATTCCTACTTTGGTCCAGGGTATACTTCGCAATGCTGTGTTCCAAGGTGTGCATAGTATTGATGTAAGTCTTATTGTTGCTCCCACACTGCACGAATTTATCAAAGATATTGGGGATATAACGGGGGTAGACTACGATGAGGGTATTAGTAATGACGGGGATAGAGCTGTTATTCGTTACCAACGTAACGTAGCTCGTGCAGAAAAGATGCTTAAAAAACTTGGTGTAAGTGCTGAGAGAACCATGTCTGGTGAAGAGACAGAAGAAGACGATGACATGAAAAATCAGATGGAAGCTATGATAGTAGCTGACGCAGAGGAAAAACCTATGGAAGGGGTTGCTCCAGAAGAGACTGCAGAGGCACCGATGGAAGAGCTAAAAGGTTTAATGGCTAGGAGTGCAGGATAATGGCATTAGGATTTTACTCAGGTCTAAAAAACCGTGAAGACAGAATCAGAACAAGGAAAGAACTTTTAGCTGATAAAAAAGCTGCTAATGAGCAATGGAATGCACGTTTTAAACTGCAGAATGAAGAGGCTAATAAGACTTGGTTAGAACGTAATACTATTACTTACGGCCAGCAGATGTCTGCTGCTGAAAAAGCTGCTGCAGCTGCTGCTGCTGCTAGAGAAGAGAGCCGTGCATTTGAACTTGATGTGTTAGCACTGAAGAGGGCTTACGAGCTAGACGATCAGGCTGCAGCTCAAGAGTGGTGGAAAGATCAACAAGTTATTCTTAACAAGTTTGCCGAGCAAAAAGCAGTTAATGCAGAGGGTAGGTTACAGGCTTGGGATCAGACAAAGTTTGAACGAGATAGAAAAGCAAGACAAGAAGATCTAAGATCAGAGATCGGACTTAGAACTTCTGCTGCAAATAGTCAATTTGATTACCAGTATACTATTAAGACAGAGGCAGCTAAATCTGCTGCTATTGCTGCTCATGCAAATGAAATGCAGAAACTCCTCTTTGAAAGAGTTACGGGCGGCGATTTTGTCGGTGCAGACTTCACTGCTGCTGTAGGTAGTACTAGTGACCCTATGGCTCAGATTGCACAGTATTCGGCAGGTATTATTGCCCTAGGTGTAGAGAAAGATAACAAAGTTCTTGCTAACCTTGCAGGTTTAAACAACCCAGCTGTTATGAAGTCTGTGTTCGAGACACTTCAAAAGTACCATACAAAACTTGTAGAATCTGGTCGTACAGAAGATGGGCAAACTTTAGATCCAAATGCTATTGATATGTTTAGAGACGGAGCTAACAGTTATTTAAGTTCCATTGAAATTACAAGTCCTGATCCATCTCAAGCTGAAGCTATCATTAAACAGATGGAAAGCATGGAAGGTGCAAGACCTTTAGACGACCTTACTAAATCTATTATTAGGATTTATGCTAATAAAGGATCTGGTTTTGCAGTAATTGAACCTACAGTTATTGAGCCTTTAGATACATCTAAACTTGGTGACTGGACAAAAATTATAACTCAGAATTCAGTTGCAAGAGGTAGGAGTGAGCAGAATAACATCTCTAAAGCTTTGACATCAGTAAATGAAATGTCTAAAACAGGCACTCCTGATCAACAAGCAATGGCAAAAGAATTAATGGAATGGCTGGGCACCAGGAGTCTTGCTGTTACAGAGGCTTTAGATAGTGCTAGAGGTGATAATCCAGATTACTATGGTGTAACCTCCTTGTACGGAAACAATGTTATTGGGGAGGCAATGGAGGCAGAGCCTAAGTTGAGAACTGCGGTTCTACCCGATTATATAAAAGAGGCTAAGGATGCAGCCCCTATCGTAGTTCCTAATGTTTCTGTGCTTAGGTCTCTTATTGAATATGGAATTATCAAAGTAGGTGATGTTGTAACTTATACTAGAGACGATGGTCAAACCGTGACAGGTCCATACAAAGGAAAATAATATGGCAGATGGATTTACTCTAGCTGATCTAGAGAAAGATGTTGTCGTACCTGATGTAGAGCCTATCATAACTACTCTGGAAACAACAACAGAGCCTACATCAGAGGTGCCTGAACTTACACCAGAAGTTCCTGTATCAGAACAACCTACAGTAGAAGTACCCACTGAAGGGGAGCCTACATCTGAAGGGTTTACTCTGGGTGACTTATACCCTCAAACAGGTGTATCTGAGACACCAGTGCAGCAAGCACAAGATTTAAGCTCTCCATTTACACTAAAAGATCTTCAAGTTCCATTTGGAGGTTTTACCCTAGAGGCAGAAGATCGTTTTTTAAACGTATACGATATTTTTGATAAGTACGACAATAAGCCTCTAACTAAAGAAGACATCATTGCTGATCCAGACCTTATGGAGATTGTGTACCAATCTTTAGAGGCAAGATTTCCCGAATCAACAACCTTCGGTAAAGTTACTAAAAGTGTTGCAGGTGTGATGGGGGGTGCTACTGGCGGTTCTGCTCTAATGAACCGTAACTACAGGGCGATGGAGCCAGAAAAAGCATTTGAGATCTACCAAAATTATCAAAGAACTTTTGATGCTGCACAATCAGTTACTGTTGCTAATGAGATTACTTATACCCTGGGGGCAGACGACGAAACTAAAAGACGCCTTGCTGGAGGGTACTTACTTTTTAACCAGATGGGTAATATCTTTACTGGTGAAGGTAGTTGGCCAGAGATGTTCGATGGTATCGTAGACTACACCTCAGCTGCGGTATGGGATCCTGTAACTATCTTGTCGTTTGGTATAGGTAAAGTTTTAACTGCAGGGGGTACAAAAGCTACAGGTGCTGCACTTCAAAAAATGCTGACTGCAGCCTATACAGATGCTATTGAAAAAGGTGCTACAAAGAAAGCTGCAACTATTGCTATAAGCAATGCTATGGCAAAGGCTATGCCAATGGCTACGGTAGACGGTGCATTTGCACTTGGGCAAGACTTTGGTAGACAGATGCAGCTGATAGAAGTTGGTGCACAGGACGAGTACAGCAAGGCTGAAGGTGCTCTTACTGCTGCAGGATCTATGCTCTTTCCCGTAGTTGCAGGTGGATCAGCACTGTTTAAGGAAGCTAGAAGGTCTCCCTTTGCAAAGAATACTATTCTTTCGTATCAAAACATCGACAAGATGATTAAGAAACATGGTCCAGATGAAGCTTGGAAAAAGCTTGGTCAGGCACTGGACAAGAACGGCTTGTTTCAATCTCTTGATGAACAGTTTGGTACGTTATCTGCTAGAGGTAAGATTAACTTCTTACCTTGGGAACAAGCTAAAGATGAAGCTGATAGGTTAATTGCTTCTAGGGGTGAAAAGAGAAGAGACCTTGCAGCCACTAATGCATTCTCTAAATTCTTTTGGTTTGGTGATCCAGAAAATGGAGTTAAAGGTTATTTTGAAGCTCTAAATGATGCTGGGTTTGTGATGCATCCAGAGATCATAAAGAAGTACAAGACAACTGGTGCCTTTGCAAGGACTATACGTTTTATTAATCCGTCTAAACTTGATAAGATGGTTAAAACCTGGGAAGAAGAAACTGGTTACGTACTCGATGGTGTACGTACAGAAAAAGGTAAAGTCTCCCCTGCTATGATGGAAGCTGTAATGAAAAACAGCACTAGTTTGGCGGGTGAAAATCTGTGGATTGCATCTGAGCTGTCTAGATTGCAAAAGGCAGGTGTTAGTAACAAAGGTATGCTTGAGTTGTACAAGAGGATACAACCTTCGGAAGGTCCACAACACAATCAAGCTGCACTGTCTTTGTATAAACGACTAATTACCTCTCACCTATCTACTACTGGTGCTAACCTTCAAGGCTTTAAAACACTTGTATCTCTTAATACTGCTGCAGACTTTGTTGCCGGTGCTATAGATCTGTCTCGTGGTGCTATTGCAAAAGGTCTTGGTAACGAAGAGGCTGCAGTAAATTTTTACAACAGAGCCTATGGAGAGTGGGGTGGATCATTCCGCAGAGTTGCTGATGCATTGTCCCCAGATATCCCTATTGAATATGCTGATGCTGTTCTTGCAATGAACCCTAAGATTGCAGAAAAGTTATTTAGAGATATTGCAGGTGACGGTGGTGTTACTGATTCTTTAGAGATGTTTAATCTTGATGGAGCTTCTTACAAGAAACGACTTAAGGATGCTGGACCTGTAAGAACAGCTATAGGAAAGACTGAAGAGTTTCTTTGGAAGGGTGCTGATGCATACACAAAGGGTGTGCAAACACTAACATTAGCCAGGCTTCAGGATAACCTTACTAAACGTTTTGCTTTCGGTACAAACCTTAACCAGGGTATTATGAAGAAGTATGGAGTAACTCCAGAGGAGTTCTTCTCCAATCCTGATGTAGAGTTTACTATGGCTAAACCAGAGTTCCGTGAGATCATGGAGCAAGCTGCTTACCGTACTATGAGGGAAACTGCCTCTGTAAACTGGTCTACCTTACCTGCTACAAACTTTATGAGAAAGTCTGCAAGGTTTATCGAAACAGTTACCAACCGTTCTATGGGTGGTTATGTTGTACCTTTCGGGAGCTTCTTGAACACAACTATAGCAACTGCTGGAGATCTTAGTGGGGTAAACTACTTAAGATATGTTACAGCTAAAACTATCGGTAAACAGATTGATCCTGTAACTGATGATGGTGTAGAACTATTTTCTAAAATGGTTGTAGGTTGGGGTGCAGTTAGCTACGGTGTTGGTGGTCAAATAGGATTTGAAACTGAAACTGGTGATAGTGCTGTCGAAAGAATAGAAAGTGGCCTGAGTTGGAAGCAAGATAGGCAGGACGATGGTACGGTCAGGAACCGTGAGTTTGAATGGCCTATATCTCTGATAAGAGCTAGTAGCCAGGCCATTGCTCATGGTATGATTGAGACTGGTGAGATGGACATGTCTAAGGCAGCTCAACGTATGTTGACTGACTCTGAGTTCCGTAAAAGATTTATGTCAGGTATTCCTGACGATCTTTGGGTTGATCTTACAGTCCAGGTAGGTCCAGGGCAAGCACTGAGAGACCTTGACGATCTCGGAGCTTCTATGGGAAGATCTTGGCAGATGGCTAAAGATGGTGACTATGGTCCTCTTGCCTACAGTATGCTTGCTGCATCAGGTTCGAAGGTAGTTTCTGGATTTACTCGCCATCTTGATCCAGTGAACACTGCTTATGGATTGCTTGAGGGTAAAGAGATGAACCCCGACCTTCGTCAAGGTAATAGATTTTTTAATGATGCAGGTCGTTACCTTAATCAACTTACCGGACAAGCAGAGGGTATGGAGAGAAGGGCTACACCTACAAGAGGCTTTGCTTCTGGAAAGGATGTAGATGTTGGTAAGCAACTAATGGTTAGGTCTTCTAAGAATCCTAACTTAGTTGAGGCTATGTTTAACTCAGCTGGTGCTAATATCTTTACCCAGGTTCGTTGGACTGGTCCTGCGAAAGTAAAGAACTACATGGACGGGATGTTAGCCCCTGCACTACAGACCCAGTCTGAATTGGCTATGGCTAAGTATCCTAATTACTTCAAGATGAGACAAGATCAAAAGGAACTTGTACTAAATGAGGTTAGAGAGGGTGCCAAGGCTATGGTAGTCAATCAGATGGAGAATGGTGGCCAAGTACCTCAAACAATGGATGTTGTAAGAAAACTTAGCAGTAAGAAAAAAGTAGTGGAAAAAGTATTAAACCTTCTACCATTTGAATTTGGAAGCACTGATACCTACGATCAAAAGATGGAGAAGATACTAGAGATGGAGGATGGTTATCAACAACTCTTAAAGATTAAAAATCTTGTTGATACCTACGACGACTGGAACAAAGTAGTTCAATAAATTAAGGGGGCTTAACGCCCCCTCTTTTTTTAAGTATCTTCATCCAGCATGTAGTCTGCCCAGTCGTATGCTTGTTTCTTTATATCCCGCATATTGTTACTGGATCTTGCACCTGCTAGAAGACCAGTTAAAGCCTGGCCAGCAAGATATATCCTTGCTGTCAGACCTTTGCTTGAAACAATTTTACGTTTTTGTTGAGTAAACTTTTTTGCCTCTTTCTCTAAATCCTCTTTCAACTACCAACTCCTTGTTTTAGGGATGGCCTTACTCTTTGCTTTGAAGTTGAATAAGTGCTTCCAAATACCATCGTGCTTTTTTTAAATCCTCTAGACCATTCTTATACCTCCAACGGTGCAAGTATTTAGCAACGTTACCCCTATAATAACCTATTAGCTCCTCATCTGTCAAGATGTCTTTAATATATGTGATACACTCGATATCACCCTGACCATAGTGTGGAGGTTTATTTACGTTATCACTCATAGTTTTACTAGCTCTGCTTTTGTATACGGGATGTGGAAGAATAATTCTCCAGGTTTAATGTACCGACCTTTAGCTTCTTTTAAGCTTTCTTTGGTAAGTAACGTATCTTTAATACGCCAGGCTTGTTTTAGATCCTTACGAAAGACGTAAAAGTTTAGCACTCCATCGTTGCCCTCATACTTATCTAGTAGGCGTTGCTTACGTTCTGGTATACGTATCTCATCCCAATGTTCAGGCCAATCGTTTTCCCAAGCTACTTTAACTTCAGCTTCATTGAAGAATGTTAGCCCGTGTTTTTGCGAGACAACGTCTACAAAGTAGTTTTCTTCTGTATTTACGATAACATGCTTTTTAGATTTTAGGTGGGATACAAGAGCATCCTTAGCTTGTTTGTCGTAAGCCTCGTACAAGGCTCTGTTAAAATTCTTTCTCACTGCCGCCATTTAAAAGCTCCCTTAATTCCCTATAACCACCTACGTGACCACCTTTGTCATCAAAGATTTGAGGTACTGTACTGAGATTTGTCTTCTTTAGCAAGGTTAAAATCCATTTAGAACTGGTAGAATGGACATTATATTCTACATAACCAATGTTTTTATTCTTTAGCATTGCTTTAGCTAAGTCACAAAAGTTACACTGCTCTCTAGTTATCACCACATACATTGTGTTCTTTTCTCCAATTCAGTTCACGTAACAGTTTCTTTTGCTCATAGTCCGACATTATCATCCAGTCCCTAATCTCGTCTATGGTCCTTAAACACCCTGCGCAGTACCCGTCTTTTATCTGACAGATCTTTACGCAGGGTGAGGGTGTAGACCCTACACTAGGTCTACGATTTCGCATGAGTCGCCAGTGCAAGCAAGTGTCTGACTCCCAGAAGTATTATCTTCGTTCTCATACTCGGAGAGTTTAGACCAGTCGATAGACTTAGGCATGAGAGACTTGAGAGAGTTGTAATCACTCTTACCTACTTCTTGATAAGGTGCTTGCTGATACGTGTGTTCATTGTATGGTAGGAATGATACACCAGACATCTCGTCAAAATATTTGTAAACAAATGCACCTACTTCCATCCACTCCTCTGACTTTACGTTTATAGTCACTGAAGGTTTATGTTCACACCAATGCCTTTGATACTGTAGCCACATCTTTAACTGTTCAATAGCAGAGATGTCCGATGTACATACAGCACCTTTAGGTGCCATCTGAGGAAAACTAAAGACTGTAGTCTGCTCAGGTTTAAACACATCAGGCTCATTAGGAATGCCTTGGTCAATCATAAACTGTGTCAGAGGATCTTTGTTATCACCACGAACAGTCCGAATATAATAGGGGCTGTGACGAGCATGAATACCAGAAGAGGAGTCAACCAACTGTGATACTGTTCCCGAAGGTTTAACGCAGCTGATAGCAGCAGCAACAGGGATGCCAAGGCGTTTAGCCCACTCAGCATTAGTAGCCACGGCCAAAGATCTAAGTTTGCCAAGAGTTTTCTCCAATCCCACATTCTTTGTTGTCATTAAAGGGTTATCCATAATGCCAGTAAGAGACACACCAAGTAGACGTTCATCTTCAGTATTGTCTGCCCACTTCTTACGTAAGTAAGGAAACTTGGTATAGGTAGATTGAATTGTACCTAAGATAGTGGCTAGGCGTACTTTCTCCTCCAAAGTTTCTAAAGTATCTGTAGCACGTACTACACACTCTGTTAAGTTGCAAAATTGCATCGGTCGTAGTATAATTTCCGAACAAGGATTTGTACCAAAATCATAGTTAGGATCACGTCTACCATTTAATCCAGCTTGTTTCTTAGATGCTTCACGGTTAAAGATACCACGTTCACCAGAACCAGACTCAACTAAAGCCATCCACTCACGCATAAAAGAGACACTGTCTGGTTTTTCAGTGTAGGAGACAGAGTTGTTAGCCAAGGCACGTTGTGGATTATTCTCCCACCATTGTCCTGACTTAGCATGACGCATCCGGTCATCACTCAAATTAGACAGACTGATCATTGCACTGCGGCGTACACCACCTACAACTACTACCTCACCAATCTTACACATAATATCGTGACACTCGATAGAGCTGAGTTTACGTCCTGAAGCTTTCTTGAAAGTGCTAATAGTAAAGTTAAACAGGTCAACCAAAGGGGCTGGACCAGAAGCCCTACCACCAAAAGTTTTAAGAGGTGCTCCAGCTGGACGTACCTTAGACACATCCCAAGTTGGGATCTCACCAGAGTATAGGAGTGCAATCAATTGACGAAGAGCCTTAGCCCACCCCTCCTTGGAGTCCTTGACGACGATATTAGTCTCACTGTCGAAGAGTTGAGGAACATCTGGAAGCTTGTTGATGGCTTGCCTCTCTACACTGAAGCCAACTCCCGTGCCACAGAGGAGGATAAACATAGCCTCATCGAAGGACTTAAGGTCATCTACGGGTAGGTAGCTACAGTTGTACATACAGGTATTGTCCCTGTCTGCTGCAGGTCCGGCAGTCATAAGAGATCGCATAGAGGGCATTACCTCTAGACCTAGAATAGCCTGTTCTAGTTTAAACTTTGTTTCTGAATCCACCAAGTCTCGAACTACATTAGTCATAAAACGAGATACGGTATCACTCCAGGATTCACGGCCAGATCCTTCACGGTACTTTGCATACCGTGACTTGTGGATAAAAGCCTGGTAATCTGTTGGTAGTTGGTTATTCATCTTTTATCCCCTGACCCTTTTAATTTACCACGTTGTTGTCTGTCACGTAGCTTTTTTAAATTATTATCCGCAACTGCACTGAGATCTACATTTAGATCTCGACATAGTGCTGCAATATACCAAAGACAGTCACCCACTTCGTCTGCAATTGCATCACGATCAAACTGACCGTCACGCATGATCTTCTTAACCTTGTTAGCTACCTCACCAGCTTCAGCTGCTAGGCCAAGGGCTGGGTAGATTATCGCATGCTCTGACTTATAAATAGCAGTAGCTGCTGCGGCATTTTGGTAGTCATTTAACTGACCTGAGTCATAAAAATCCCAGGCATCTATATCAACTTGGCTTATCATATCTAACCTCACACTCCTCTACAACGATATCGTCTATGTCGTACAAGCTTCCCTGTACGAGTTCTGAGATTACCTCAGCATTATTCCCGAATGTTTCTAAAAAGTTTGCACTAGGGTCTACTTTTATTATTATATTTAGCTCGAACCTCATCAGCAAGACTCCTAGTTATACTCAGGATCAGATGTCATGTCAACAATAATAGGGTCGATGGATTCGGAAAAATGTTTCTGCCACTCATAAGCAGAATCGAAATCGTCAAACCAAAAATTATCGTCAGCAATCTCACCGTTAATCTCTGTTTTACACACCATGAAGTACTTAGAACCTTCTGGAGCATTGTCAAGGTGCTCGGGATCGTAGATATCATTGATTGATGTTGGACCCTGTAGCACTCCCCATATTTTTACTTCCATTTCTTTAACAACTCCATGTAGTGATCAAGACTTACCATTGTAATCCATTCCTTTCTGTCTGCCCGAAAGAAAACAACTGGTTCACCTTTACCATGCTTCCTGGCTTGTTCAATGTAATCGTAGGCCATCTTCATTCCAGACTTCCTACGTTTTACTTCGATAGTAATCGGAATCTTTTTTCTAGCTGCGGGAGACAGCTGGATGTCTTCTCCAGTGTCTCCCATAGTAGTAGACTTAACGTCATCAGGTTCTAGGTCAGGAAAGTTCTCTAGTATGGTATCCCTGATTTCGTTCTGTCCAGTTCTGCCCTTAGCCTTAGCTGCCCGTGTCATCGAACACCTCATCAACCTTGGGTTCTTTTTCTACGTGCACCAAGTACTCAATGCCGTATGAGTATTTGAACATACGCAGATTGGGCCAACAGATCTTTTTGTATTCACAGAATTGACAGGACTTGTCCAGCTTCGTGTTAGGACTTGCCTTGCTTGCAGGTACTGGTTGAATACGATCTGTAGGTAAATCACCTGCAACCAGATCTTTGGCTGCAAGCATCTCTTGTTCTTTGGTCTTCAGGTCTTCAGTAAAGTCATGTACGTCTAGGCAGATCTCACCACTAACCTTATCAACAGCAAGGAAAGCCCCGTGTGTTTTGTTTGTAACTAGTGGGTCGTCCTTACCTGCATAGACATAGGAACTAAGTTGGCTAATGTAACCAAACGCATCGTTATCACGGAGTGATCCGTCTTTAAATTTCTTGAAAGCAAAAGGGCTGCAGGACTTAACATCTACAGTCATACCGTCAATAACACAGTCACGGTGGCCACGAATACCATGTACGGTCAGCCTATCCTGGGAGCCTTCCATACTGTGACCAGAGGCTGTAACCATAGACAGTATCAGCTCTTCAATCATGTCCCCGTAGAAGAAACGGAGAAGTAGGTTAGCACTGAGTGGTTCGCCTGTGCCTGGCTTGTTTACCTTGTACCACAACTTACGTTTGCACGGTGTGCCTATGGACGAAAGAGATAGATACCCACGAGGCTCTTGTGGCTTACTAAATCTTTTGTTGGCTGACATGGCGATATTGTTTCCTAGAATAGAACCTATCGTGCCGTTCCAACCACCCAGTCCATAGATCACGGACTCGATGTCTTCTACTAGTGTATCAATCTTTTTCATATTATATCCTTAAAGTTATGGCCCCCCGAAGGGGGCCACTAGTTGTTTTTGGAGGAGGTTAAAACAACACTTCGCCTTCTTGTTTAGCTGCAGTGGGTGGCGAAGTAGTTTCCCCTGCAGTATCCCTGACATAATCTACCTTATCAAGCACAATAACTTTATCAAGCCGTGTGCCGACAATAGCAGGTCGGCTAGTGTCATAGACGGACAGCTCCACTTCTACTGTAGATCCATTACCAATAGAGCCATCGGTATCAAGGTCGTAAGGGCTGCCATCAGCCCAAGTAACAATAGGCGCACCACTGTCCCAATCCCTTCCTGTATCATACTTACGGATAAACTTAACCTTAGTCCCACGTCCTTGAGGGTCAGCTGACCCCTTCTTCATAGAACGTGATGCCTTTAGTGCAGTTAGGTTGTCATCATCCATGATAACATCAATTGTGCAAGCGCCGTCATGATCCCTGTACACACCATCAAAACCTTCCATGTCACGGTTTTGTGGAAATACTTTTGCCCATTCAGCAATGCCTGATACTTTTACTTTACGTGTAGCCATTTGGCCCTCCATTACGTTAGTGTACTTCACTATACTTATGACCATATTGTACGTCAATACCCAAGTCAACATTTAATTTAAGCTCTTGATTAAGTTTTTCAATAGCCCAGGTCAATGTTTTTGTATGCTCATCCTGCTCTCCTTCCTTAACAAGGTTAATAGATTCATCATGAAACTGACCTATGATATTAGGTCTGCGTGATCTGTAGTAAGCAACCCACTTATCAAAGCAATAGGCTCCGGTGGATTGATTGAGTGTAGAGAATACATCCTTCTCATAACGGAGTGAATGCCAGAAACCACTGACAGGGTTTTGTACCCACATCTCTCCGTTGATCTGTCTGACCTTCTGATCCTCAGCAAATGCTTTGACAGACCAATTACGTTCCCAGTATGCATCCAAGATAGATTGTGCATGAGGGACAGCCATGCCAGTAGTACGGGACAACTTAGCTGCACCAACTCCGTAAGTAGCAGAATAGTTAACTACCTTGTAGTTCTTGCGTAGTGCCTTCAACTCTGGACGTTGACCTTGGTTATAAGAATCAATGTCAGACTGTTTGATAGCACCTGCATGTTTAGCCAAGTCAAGGTGTGGATCAAAACCTTCTTGAGACATCTCTTGCACATAGTCAGGATCGTAAGGGTGCATGTAGTGCCTCTTGGTTGTATCTTCAAGGGATGTCATATCAGCACCGCAGAGGACGTAACCCTCTGGAGCAATCAAGCAACCACGTACTTCTTTGCCCCACGGCCTGTCTACCCCAGGAAGGTTGACTAGTGGTTTCTTGTGTTTGAAACGGAGAGTGTTGGTAAGTCCAGAAATTTCTGCTTTAACATAGCCACCTTGTTCACATTCGAGAAATGCTTCGAAGATCTTAAGTCTATGCTGCAGGACGGTCAGACCTCCAAGAACTTCAACAGCAGGGTTGTTCTCTGCTATCAGTTTTACTGAGTCGGTCAGCTCTCCATCTTTACGTACTTGAGGTATCTTCTTCTCTTCGCCAGTCTCCTTGTTTCTATCGTATTTAAATGTGCAAGGCTCCCAACCCATAGAGTATAGCCAGTCCTTGACCTGATCAGTAGAGTTTGGATTAGGTTCATTCCAACCCTTGATAACCTCTACCTCACCGTCAAAGTGTGGTGGTAGGCTCTGCTCTTTAAGGAGATCAAACCAACGTTGACCATGAGCCGATGCTGTACCGTCCTTACGGAAACAGTTCTTTGGCTTAGTCTTCTTTGAAGTGACCTTACGTTTGGGCATGACTGCACTTAGCTCAGATTCCTTATGAGACTTCTGCTTGGTGATGTCGTCTACACATCTCTGTGCAAGATCTACATCTAGCTTCCATCCAAGGCTCTCAGCTGTTGCAGCACAGTTCATCTTAAACTCCAGATACCGGAAGAACCGATCCAGATTTGACTTGTCCTTGTAGATGAACATAAATCTCTTTAGAAGATTTTGCCACAAGCACCAATTGATTTTTACATCCTCTGTACATCTGTGTGTATACTCCTCAAGGGTTAAGTTTTCCCAGTCATCAATCTTAGGTTTAGGAATACCGAAATCCTCACCAAAAGAATCAAGACCATGTTTTGACCTATCGTAATTTAATACCCAAGACATTGGCAGTGTGTCAAAGAGACGTGCTGTCACCTTGATACCCAAGATCTTTTCTACAAGTGGTACATCATACCTGATAATGTTGTGACCAATCAGACCTGGCTGATTGAGTAGGAGATCACGCATAGCAGAGTAATCATGCAAACTGTGGTAAGTTTTACCATCATGGGTATAGGATAAGCAGTGTATCTTTGTAGCCTGATCAAGTAGTCCGTCAGCTTCTACATCAAATACAATCATGCTGCTATCTCACCCCTATCATACGGTACATCTTCACTGAGGATCGTTGTCTCTGGATCGTAGTAGACTGAACCTGCTTTGCCCAATTTAGCAAATGGCCTGTTCTTGTCAACAATAAATTCAGTTGTGTTCTGAAGTATCTCGTCCTCGGAATCAGTGTCTCGTTCGATCTTTATACAGATGATAGCCTCTTCTTCAAGAGATGCAGCATACTTTGTACGTCCGTCATCGTTAACCTGTGAGATAAATACCACACCAATGTTTAACTCTTTGGCAAGCTGGGCCATACGTGAACCTAGTGTGGTCAGTGTACTGGTAGCACCATCAACACCAGAGCTGGACAGATAAGCCAGACGTTGAACGTGGTCAACGAAAACGAAGTTAGCACCGAAGGATGTAACAGCCATGCGAGTGTAGTCGAGCAACGTAAGTGGGTTGTCGTGAGACTGCATCTCAAAGATGATTGTCCTGTTGTTCTCAGAGTCGGCAATCTTATTAGCTGCTGCCTCTACATCATCAAGAGTGTAACCATTACGTTCGGCATCCTCTCTTGTACGAACATTGGAACCAAGCTCGTAGGTAGCCATAGCACGTAGTGTAGTGGACTTCATCTCCTCCATGTGTAGGAGTGCAACCTTTACACCCTCGTTCTGTAGAAGACCCGTCTCAAAGTAACGGATCACCTCAGTCTTACCAGTACCACGGGGAGCCTTGATAAAGGTTAGTCCCCCCTTGACCATGCCACGGATCTTTTCATCGAGACCTGAGTGACCAGTAGGTACATACTCGTAAGGATTCTCTGTACGTAAAGCACTAGAAAAATCCTCACTAGAACAGAAGAAGTTCTCTGGGCTGTACCGCATGGGCTTCTTAGCTGCCCACATCAAGTCCTTACCATCACCAGCCTGTAAGAAGTCATTGGCATCTTTGTGCTTGGACATAGGTACGTAGAAAAACTTATCGGGGAATGCCTGGTATAACTTGTCTGCTGCCCTACGCCCTGCAGGATCGAGTTCACCTGCGTAGATGATCTCTTTGAATGACGACAGATAGAGGTGGTTGTGGGCTATGAACTTTTCGCCAATGCTTGCACTGGGTAGAGACTTAACGGGAAAAGTCTTGCCGAGTATCTGATACAGAGAGGCCGCATCAAACTCACCTTCAGTGAGATAGATTCGTTGGCTTGTCCCTGCATTGAACTCAGGGCCAAACAGGTGGTTCATACCCAATCCACGATCCTTTGTCCAGGTCTTAGACTTGTCATCGACTAGCCTGTACTTGACTGTGTGTGGGTACTTGTAGGCATAACGGACAGGTCGTCCGTCTTCGCCTTGCTGTATGGCAATGCCATATAGTTCGGACACGTCAGCATCTAAGCCTCGTATGCCCTCATGTGTCTGAGACACAATAGGTATATCCATAGGGTTTCTCCTCTCCTTCAATGGATACTCGGAATTAACCCATTCGAAAACATCTGGCATGTCTCGCATTGGGTAAGCCCTCGAACAAGAATGGCAGTGGCCGAAGCCATCGTCATTCCAATTAAATGCATCACTTGATCCGCAGTCTTGATACGGACAAGCTAAGTGTGGGTTGTCATTGTTTGCCACTTTTAACCTCCAGTCCAAATAACCCTTCTGGGCTATCCATTGCAGCATACAGATCTACGAGCTGTTGTAAAGACATTGCGATGACAGAATTTTTCTGTGTGCTCTCATTAAATTGCAGAATAAAAACTTCTCCCTCATCACCTATTACAACCTCTACATCTTCATGCCTATCCTGTTCATCGAGTGTTCGGATAAGGGCATAGTCATATTCAAGTTCTACAGTAAACATTTACTCCCTCTGTCCCTTCAACACTTGTTCATACTTGAAGAACAACTGTTCAAACTTCCACTGGTACAGCTGTTGCATACCCATCAAGGTATTCATCATCTCATCTTGTGTAGGCTCACGTTCACCGTCACCGATCTGTCTGAAGACAACCTGAAGGTCATCACAGACATGCCAACAGTCCATGATCATTGGCTCTAAGTCATACAGTTTAGTCATCATTCACCTCCTTGTTATGCTTACGTAATCGTTTATTGTAAGCACGTTTGATCTTCTTTACTTGACCTGCTTTCCATAGGTAAAACTTACGTGCTTTAGTGAGAGCATCATACTCATCACCGCCCTTCATTGGTATACGCTTAGTCATCTTCGCCGCTAACTGTTTATCATTACTCTTCCTCCAGACAGAAGCCACACCATGTGTCCTTGCTTGCATTACCACAGCTGACACATTTGCGCCACTTATTCTTTTCATCACGTTCTTGGGATGCCTTACGTTCTTCATCTCTCATTGGTCTTATCATTGTCTGTCTCCCAGTATAGACCTGTCTTAATCAGGGACACAAAGCCCACGTTAAAGATGGCTCCAAATGTCTCTGAGTCACACTCAACCTGTAGTGTGGCACTGCCATCCTCATGCTCAGTTATTTCTGTCACCTTTACTTCACTCATCATCATACATCCTCAATGCTTCCCAAGAGTTGGGGTAAATGTCCATCATATAGTCCTCAATCTCTTGAGCCACTAGCCTCGTCTCATACTGAGTATCATCCTTGAGACGTAGGCCACACATCTTAGCAAAGGCAAACAGAGAACCTGACCAGTACCACTCAGTCATCATAGACTGTGGCAGTACCATACGTGCTTGCTCTGGGCATACACCCCTGTCAAGCAAGCTGTTGTATAGAGTTTTACTAGCTAAACTAACGTCACCTATTTTACCAACATCTACCACGCCATCACTGCCTTGCTTCTTATCATCACTACGCCCACGCCATACGTCAGGCTGGTAGAACTCAGGTTCATCATCGACGTACCTACGGCTGATCTCATTCCAAGGCATGTACTCATGCTTGACCAGCTGACGTGCTACAAAGATCGGTGCCTTGACGTGGAAGGTAGCAAAGGCGTGATTGAACGGGGACTTGTGCTTGTGCTTTGCAAGATACCTGATCAGCCTCACATCGTTGTCGTGCAGTACAGGCACCATGACGGGGTCATCACCTATGCCTACCTCACCTAGTGCTTCACTCTTCTTACCGAAGCTAACCCTTGCAGAGTTGACCACGGATAGGTCTGACCCCATGTGGTCTACGTATGTTACCTCAATCATCTAACATTTCCTTTACAAATTCTTTTGCCTCTTCAAGATCTTCAAAATGCTGTCTAGTATTACCAACTAACCATTTTATTTTTTGTTCGTCAGGATCCCAAAGCTGCTGAACATATATCAGACGGTGCTTCGATGGTGAGTACGCAATGTAAGACCTATCTACACCTTTAACACCTCTATGAAGTTTATTAGTCCACCAGATGCCTTCGTGTGGCTGTGCCTTTGACCACTTAGCCGCACTGTGACCTACTACTTTTGATGCAGGTATCATTTTACGTTCACCTCCAGGCATAAAACTTTTTGATTGTTGTTGTTTACAAGAACCCCAGCCTTTTGTAGAGACTGTTGGCATTCTTCCTGAGTAGAAAAGCTGCCGATCTGAAAGTAATCAACACCTGTTCCAGCTATTATTTGTACCCATATAGATACCCATATCATACTCTTTGTCTCCTATCTAATGCAGACTTTGCGGTTTTTAAACTAAACTTGTTGTACGGATTTAAACTTTGTACATGCTTATGACCTGATACAGATTGAATTGCAAGATGGTCTACACCACTCTCGATCATCTGCACAATGGCGGTCTTTCTTAAGTCACCCACTCGGAGGTCATCAGGAAGCCCTGCAGCAGCCTTAACGTCTGTAAGCAGTGTTGTCATCTGAACAATCGTTAGAGGCCTGTAGGCACTGTCCTGTGGCCTGTGGTGAGGTACTACGTAGGGCTGGAAGTCCCAGTCCTCTTTCTGCTGTTTGAGCATCGTGAGTAAGTTGTCTGGAATAGGTAGCTCAACAGTTGCACCTCGTTTGCTTTGAGTGATTGTCACTACCTCATTCTCAAGGTCAACTTGATCCCATTGCAAGTTGCGTATGTCTATGGGTCTCTGCCCCCATTCATAACACATCAAGATAATCAGCCCAAGGTTTCTCCAGTCGAAGTTTTGGAATGCTGCGTCGAGGCATGATAGTACTTGGTCGTGCGTCCAGATAACTGAACGTGGCTCACTTGTACGTTTCCGTACTCGTGACATAGGATTGGTAGGCATCTTCTCCATCGTGATCAGATAGTTCATCAGGACGGAGAATATACGTGCCTTGTGGTTTGCATTGGATGTAGATGTCTCCATCTCCCACGTATCGTATATCTCCGTGCAAAGTGGGACGTTAAGATTCTTGATGGAGATATTACCCAGAGTCCTACCACCTACGGACATACGACAGAAAGAATGTAGTGCCGACTCGTAACCTTTTTGAGAGGATGCTGCCAGTGATGCAAACTGCCGTGTGTGTAGGTATTCATCTACTGCTGTTCTAAATCTCATATCTTTCCTAACCAGTGTGTACAATCGTCATGTGGATCGTCCATGTTAGCCTCCATAGATTGGCCCACCCTGCAGGACTCGAACCTGCAACCTACTGCTTAGAAGGCAGTTGCTCTATCCAGTTGAGCTAAGGGTGGTGAACCTATAGTTATACTTAAAGTATCTATTATTACTATAATAATAATTATTACAGTAACTTTAAGTTACCTTAAGTATTATAAAATAGACACTTTATTTCGTATGTCAAGGGGTCAGCCTAAATATTTTTTACCTAGTCTAGTTGCATACTCATCGTAGTAGCTAGAGTACTGTGCCATATCGTCAATCTGACACTCCTCCATGAGGCTGTACGGGGTGAAGCCGTATTGATCTAGCATCTCTGCAATCTTATGCGGGTAGTCGATCACCAGTGTCTCGAGCTGATCTATGTTGTCCTCATTACATACTGGCTCATAGCCAATAGCCTGAGACCTGTACACATACTTGTCCTCAACAACACTTGGGTCACGTTTGAACACTAGACGTGTCCAGTCAGCTAGACACAAGGCAGTCAGTAAGACATTAGCAAAATCAATGTCTTGAGTCTCATTGACACCATGCTGTCCGTAATATCCGACACTGATGTTTGTGCATTCTGACACGTCAAGTATGTACTCGTTGCTGTCAGTGTAAGAGCCACCAGAGTCAGCCTTGAACTGTGGCAAGTTTATTGCCTCTGAGAAGGATGCAGCAAACTCATCTGAGGCTGTACGTAGGCCCATCTGGTGAGTGATGACGGACTCAGTGCCGTACCGATCAAAGCTAATCACTGCGTCAATATAACTCAACCACCAAGGGTTATCATCTACAAGTGCACGGCTACCCTTGCACCCTACTTCCTCAGCTGCATGGATGACATAGACACCCTCTACACCCTCTTCAATCATGCCAAGGATAAGCCATACACCAGTGGTACAGTCAGCACCTAGGCAGCTGGATACCTTTGGGTCAGCAACAGAGATTACATCATTGATAACAACGAGTTGCTGCATACCCTCTGTCTTGTGCACAGTGTCATGGTGTGCAGTGAAACACAGGTTAGGCTCATCACCAACGATGTGTATGTAGTTGCCATGTCTGTCAGGTAAACCGAACGTAGGTTCGAGAAACCTTTGACAAAATTCTTTCTGCGTCTGACTACCCTCTGGGCGTTTGTAACGCAGCATCTCAATTAAACTATAGGTCATACTTCCATTTCCTCTTGTACTTGTTCCCAAAGATTCTCGGCATTCTTTTGCCAGATGCCCGAATCATTGTCCATTTCCTCACTAGATACTTCCTCACCATCAACAGTGGTACGTGACATGATGTTGGGGTACAACTCACCATCCCAGTCAGACCGAAAGTACTCGTCAATGGTGTCAGGTGAAATCCACACGTCATCGTGCTCACAGTATTGAACATCGTCAACATGCCACCACTCATCGTCAGTGCAGAGTACAAATGAATCGTAGTTAAGTACATGGTGCTCACACACTAGAAATACCTCGGTTCGACCTCCAAAAGTTACTCTACGGCACTCTATGGATTCTGACTTGTGTGTGTCTGACTCTGCATACTCGCAGTAAAAGTGTACGTCATAATAGCAGGACTCGCAGTAACACTCCTGGTCGTACTCTGAGTGGAATACGTCATCTTCATCTATGCCTCTACCACACTCGGTACACTCAGCATAACTGCCACCAAGTACGCCACTGTATACACTGGCATCAACCTCACCACGATAGTCTATGACTAGGTGATCACCTGTATCAGACAATCGTTGTGGGATCAAGTCCAGATAGGGGCCGACAAAACCATCATCGTACTCGATACGTTTAAGACGTGCACCTACCCAACTTGCGTCCTCATCATACTTTGCACACATAGACTCTAGACGTTCTTCAATGCAGTCAATGGCTTGCTCGGACACACCATATATAGGCCCAGCCTGTGGTGTGTCGAAGTCGGGGCTTGTACATACCACACAACGACCAGCAACGTCACCATTCTGGTCGGTGACAAAGACGATAGAGAAGTCACCACTAGCATATGCGGTAGCAGGATGGCAAGGCAGATGCTCAAACTCATACCGCATACAGCTGTGTGCACTGTGCTTGCGGGTACGAGTGGTGTTGATATTCTCCGTGGCTGATTGATTACCAGCATAGGCACGTCTGAAGTCTTCTGCATCTGTAGATACGTGAACCTTGAATTCCCGTGGTGCAAACTCTTGCAGGTACATATCATTCATCTGCATGAGTTGCTTGTGATCAAGCTCAGGGAACAACAGACCAAAGGCACGGGTGGGATTCATGGCAGTGAGCCTGTCAGTGTCACGATGCTCTTGAGTTTTCCACAATGTGATCTTAGGATGAAACCTATTAGACCTACGAGGGGCAAATGCACCGAGCCTGTAGTTTAGCTTTAGGCAGAGGTTTTGCTCATCTTGGTATCTTGGACAGAGTGACTTGACTGTACCCGTAAGCCAACCCATAAGTCGAACGTCTTTGTCATTGAATAGGCTGTACTCTCGGTACATACCCCAGCTACGCAACACCGGATCAGGCTCGTCAGGATCAGTGATGTAGATTTTCTTGACAACAAAGCCGTACTCGGTTGGTCGCACTACGTAACACTTGGTGTCACCGATAGTGATATGACCAGCACCAGCAACACCCTCCGCAGTAAAAAATGCTGGGTCAAACTCGTAGGCCTTGTACATCTCAAGCTCTGCACTTACCTGCTCAGGCATAGTCTCTATCAAAGACTTGTTTACAGCAAGAATAGTATAACTCATGTTAGTTCCTCCATTCAGGTTCCTTACCCCAACGCCATGTCAGGGTTATTGTACGTTCTTTCCACCTGTCATTCATATACAGGCGGTATGCACCATGCACATCAGAAACGTCTGAGTAATCTACACCACGTTCTTGGTTACGTGCACAGTTTGCAAAGGGTGTCCTATTTTCAGATGGAAAGGCACCATGCTCTGCGTATTTGTCAAAGTAGGGCAACAGGTCAGCTGACTTGTGCAGTCCTACCTTCTGATTGAATAACGATCTCATGTGACTTACTAGCCAACGAAAGTTATCACGGGATTGTCTGGCCCAGATTGTGCACGGGTGGTTCAAGTACGCCACCCGATACACTGGCAGGTCAGTGTCAGGCGTGAGGTGCCTGACTGTGGTAGATAACATCTGTGCAGATTCCAAGATCATCTTGTTCTTGCGTATGTCATCCAACCACAATGCTGACTGCTCAGGACACTCAGAGAGTGCAAATATATTCATGTTACCTCCTAGTTAAGTAATTGTTTTAGTTGGGATATGAT